ATGAATGTCTGCCCCCAAATCTACCTGTTCAATCTTGTATCCCACATCTCTACCGTATACAATGTTGGTAATGTTGGGTAGTCTTAATACTAATGCGCCGTCCATAAAGTCATCCTTGGCAATATATTCTTTTACCTGATCAAATGTTAGAGGATCCTTTTCGCTAGTCTTGTATGTGTTTCTTACGCCTAACAGTACTTGCTTTGTTCTATTGCCCGCCTCTTTATAAAGCGCATGATGTCCCTCATGCCAAGGCTGGTATCTTCCGAGCATCAATGTTGTTGGTGCAGACCAATCATGCAAATTAAAGTAATTAATAATTACGGTAGCCTTTTGATCTTGGTCCAGCTTATGGTCTTCAAAAGTTGCATCAAATTCTGTTGGGCGCTCAAACATTTTGTTTGTATCTTCAAAACGTCCCGCTTCAATTGTATCCATAAAAATAAGAATGTCTGGCTTTCCAAATGCTGAACGTGTTAATTCTGTTGGGCATACAAAGTCAACAATGACTGGTGCTACGCCCTGCTTGGAAATTAAACGTGCCATCTCGCCCATGCGTCTTGATTGCTCTAGTCTATCTTCTGGACTAAAACCAAGGTCGGAATTTACCGTTGCACGTACTTCATCTGCATTTAAATGAATTGCATTAATTCTTTCTTTTAAAGCTTTTGCTAATTCTGTTTTACCAGAACCTGGAAGTCCAATTATTTGAATAATCATGTAGAAATCTCTCTTACTAATTGATGAATGGCCTGGTCGCTATTATCATTATATGTTGACGAAAACATAAGTTCAAAATTTTTAAACCTATTTAATTCTTTTGATACTGTTTCTTTTGTCCCGTAAATGCAATTTTTTATTTGTCTTTCATTTTTCAAATCATTAAATATTTTTTCAGCTTCTGCATATGTATCTTTAATAATTAAAAATATTTTTAATATCTTTCTTCCAGTAATTATATCAAATCTATTTGAATTATTCAAGTGGTCTTCTAGTAAATAAATAATGCCATCGCCATAATTAAATGAATTATGAATTGTTTGATCTGATCCGCCGCTAAAAAATATCGCTGGGAGGTTATCATTTATTTTTCTTAGATTTAATATAAACTTACCAGACTCTATTTTTCTATCATGTATTGATGTAATATTTTCAAATAAAGACTGTTCCTCGTCTGTTGTTCCAGAAACAACGTTTAATATTAATTTGTTAGCTGAAATTTGATCAAAGCCTTTTATCATCATTGATAAATAAGCTGGGGTAAGTGCATATGGTCTAATTGCAACCATATATTTTGTTTTTTGCTCTTCAAATAAAGCATTAGCTGCCTTTATAAAATAATCTTCTTCGTCTGAATGAAATGTTGTTAATATTGAATCATAGCCCACATCATCTATTGATTTAATAAAAGAATGAAGCTCCCTTGGATCCAAATTATATTTTAGCATCCAGTGGAACTTCATCTTAATTATCTATTATTTTACTTTTTAGACTTTGCTCTTGCTTTTGCAAGTGCTTCAAAATCTTTTACTTTGGTGTCACCAAGGTATCCCCAAGCATATCCATCGGATATCATTTGATCATTAATAGAGACATCTTGTTCGTCTACGAATAGCCAACCAAGTATTCTTCCATATTTTTCTGAGGAATCCATCTTCTCTGTTTTAATTTTTACAGACTTGGCATCTTTTAATTTATACTTTAAATATTCTTTTGCTTCAAGCCCCAATTTCTTTTCTGATAAGTCTTTTGTTCTTGATTCAGGCGTGTCTATTCCAGCAAGTCTTACTCGTGATGCAAAAAGAATATCAAAGCCTAGGTCAATAAGTACATCAATTGTGTCACCATCGACTACGGCCTCTACTTTTTTGACATAATACTCGTACATTATTTAACCTTATTAAGTAGCGGAGTATTTTCTTCCCCAGCATAGACTGGTCGGCCCCAACCTACAACTGCGTTGATTAGCTTCTTTTTATTATTTTTTACATAGCCACGAGTTTTTTCAACACACATTCCGCCGTTGCGCTGATCTCCTTTTGCGGTTCCTGAAGTGTTTCCTTCAATAACTTGAATTGTTCCATCACCATTATTTTTAATACAAAGACCAACATGAGAAATTCTATTAACACCATCATCTGGAAAATCAAAATAAATCCAGTCTCCAGCTTGTGGGTCATCATTACGTGCATCTGACCAACGTCCTTCTTTCTTGAACTGGTCTGATGCTGCAACTGTTGACGCTGACTTAGGGAACTTTGCAACCCCCGCTGTCATTGCACACCAAGAAACAAATGACTGGCACCATGGTTGGAAGTTGGCCTTCATCCATGCCCCATACTTTGTTTCATTATCTTTTGGGCCTTCAATTGTCCCAACTTCTTTTTTTGCAACCTCAATGATTGCCTTTAAACTTCCTTTTTCTGCCATTTTATTCCCCTGTCTTATTATAATTAAGTTAACGCCATCCTAGTATACCAAAAAATTATTTAACATTGCCGTATATATACTCAAGTATTTTAGTATAGTATTCTGGCTTTAGGTGGTCATTTAAAAAATAGGTTATGGGAGTCTTGGGCTGCATTGTAGTCTCTATCATGTCTGTCCCAAGTATCTCGGCTATACTTATTGGATTATCTAGGCCTCTTTCATTACACTGTTTGCGTAACTCTGAAACAAATTTAAGCTGGAACTCATGTCTGTCCTCGAACTCTATGGCTGGGTCTGTGTGGTTATGTCTAAACCTACTGGTAACTATACATATGAACTGCGGCATGGGCTCAATAAATATAACCCTTGCCTTACTAAATTTACTTGTAGCGTTATCAATGTATGTCTTTACCACATTCTCAACATTTACATAGCCATTTAGTTTTGTTTGCGGGAGCCAATTCCTTACATCAATATATCCAAGCCACGGCATTATTATTCTGTCTTCTGAGTTCCACAAATCTAATTCTTCTTTCTGCGTACCACTGGCGAAGTTTTCAAAATCATAATGTAACGCTGACCTTCCTGGGTGATTAGATATAAAAAATTTAATATGTTCGTCTTGATATTTAACAAGACCATCTTCCATCCAAACTTCATGACCAGTTTTGTCTAAATATTTGGTTCTGTATTGGTGATCAGACTCTTTTCTAAATGTTGATTTAATTTTTGATGACAATGTTTTACCCATGTTAAAAGCTAATTTGCCTGAGTGTGAGTCGCCAATTATTAATATATTTCTATTCATGTATATATTCTATCACAAGTGCCCCCAGATGGTTTCGAACCATCGACCCGCAGATTAAAAGTCTGCTGCTCTACCAGCTGAGCTATAGGAACTTGTGGCAGTTTATTCTCTTGCCAAGGAGATTTTTTTATGCGCTAAGTATTTTTGCTAGGGCATTAACTGTTGCTGCAATTCTTCCGATATCACGCAACTGCTCGTATGTGTAGCCTTCATTTCTTAGAACGTCAAAATGACCAGCAACACAATAATCACATTTACCAATAATTGATGCTGCTAGTGCGTAGGATTCAAACTTAGCTTTAGTCGTTCCTCCATGAGTGCCCATGATATTCATTCTTAATTGCCCATTGACTCTTTTAAATTCTTCATCATGTGATTTTCTTGAGTATGGATACCATATGTTATTTTGAGCCATTATAGCGCCTGCTCCAAGTGCTGCATCTCTTTCCAACTCATTAGTTGAGCTTCCAACTAAAAATGCCAATAGCTTTGAGTTTCCAGTAGCAAATGCTGATGCTATTGCGAGATGCAATGCATAGTCTGGATCAATTTCTGATCTATTTACTACAGCATCTAAATTAAGTTTAATGTCTTTTGCGTATTCTGGAATAGATTCCTGAAGTTGAGATACCCAATTTGTCATAGAGTTTCTCCTCCCAATTGTCTATTGCATGCACATAACTCTCCTGTTTGAAGTGCATCTAGTACACGTAATGCTTCATCTGCATTTCTTCCGACATCAAGATTATTGCATGTTACATGCTGAATAACATTGTCTGGGTCAATGATGAATGTTGCACGGTACGCAACACCACTTGGATGATGTACTCCAAGATCATTTGCAAGTTGATGTGCCGAGTCAGCAAACGACCATGAGTTTGTCTTCTTTAAATCTTCATGTGCATTTCTCCATGCAATTTTACAAAATTCATTATCTACAGAACCAGTCATAAGAACGGCATCTCTGTCATTAAAATCATTGACTAATGCGTCATATGCAACAATTTCTGTTGGACAAACAAAGGTAAAATCCTTTGGATAAAACGCAATAATTTTCCATTTGCCTGGAAAAGAGTCTTGCGTTAGAACTTCAAATGAGCTTTCTTCATAAGATAAAGCTCCAGGTTTAACTCCAGTAACGGCAAAGTTACCAAGTTTATCTCCTACGGTTTTCATTTTTCTCCTTATATATAAGCGATACTTTTTGTATCGTACCCCTGGCTGGGATCGAACCAGCGACCTACAGATTAGAAGTCTGTTGCTCTTCCGCTGAGCTACAAAGGTGTGCGGCAGGTAGGACTCGAACCTACGATTACCGAATTATGAGTTCGGGGCTTTAACCAACTAAGCTACTGACGCCAGTTAGTATATTATATCCATAATGAGCCTGCCAGTCAATAGCGTCTTGCTCATCATTTAACAATGGCTGCCCTTTTATATTAAGGCTTGTATTCAATAATATTGGTACGCCTGTTTGTAAATAAAATTTATTTATCGCTACCCATAGCCCACGATGCTGTTCTCTGTTTATTGTTTGAACTCTTGATGTGCCGTCATGATGTACAACCGATGGTATTAAATCTGGTTTCAAACACTTGACAGTATACTGCATATATGGGCTAGCAAAATTCATATCAAACCATTTGCTGGCGTGTTCTTCTAAAACAACTGGTGCAAATGGCCTAAATAATTCTCTTTGCTTAATTAAATTTACTTTATTTTTAATGTTTGGATCTCTTGGGTCTGCCAATATACTTCTATTTCCTAAAGCTCTTGGTCCATACTCTGCCCTACCAGATGCAACTGCAACTATTCCATCTTTTAATATTGCGTCAACAATTTGTTGTGAAGGATATTGTCCTCCAAGATCATATCCAAGATATGGGTCTTTCCATTCTATATGCTTCCCATACATTGCTGCTGCTGCTCCCAAAGAACTACCAGCGTCTCCAGGATTTGGCATAATCCATATGTCTTTAAATATGTTCCATAGCAATGTATTGGCTTTGCTATTTAATGCACAACCACCCATAAATACTAAATTATTCTTGCCAGTAAGATGTTGCGCCATACGCATAAAATCATTAAGCCTTTGCTCGTATACCATTTGAGCTGCTGCTGCTATATCAAATTTATCTTGCTCCGAGACCCAGCCCCAGTCTGTAATGCCTTTGTGAAAATTATATTTTTGTTGATCATACTTTGGGAAATATGCATCAACTTTTCTGTAATATTTTGTCCAGTCCCCATACGCTGCCATTCCCATCATAATATATTCTTCTTGATTTGGCATTAGACCTATTAGTTGTGTAAATGCTGAGTAGAACAATCCAAAACTAACTGGGTAGTTTTGCTTATATTTTAACTTTATGTTTTCTCCTTCACCAACCCATATTGTTGATGTGTTGTATTCTCCTATTGCATCAAGGACTACAATTACTGCGTCATCAAATGAGCTTGTATAGTAGCCAGCGCATGCATGTGAATAATGATGTTTAAATGATTTTCTTGGTATTCCATCAATATTAAACTTTGGCTTCCAGTCTCCAGAGCCACCCTTTATAAATAGCCTGGAGGCCTTTAGAAGGGGTTTCTCGTAGTATGCTATAGCATCAGGTACCCCGTAAGACAAAGCATCATTAACTAAACTATCATTGATATACCAATCATTTTTTTGCTTGCTATATCTTTCTGCGTGGCCAGCAAATAATATTTCTCCATCTTTAATTAAAGATAAAGAGGCGTCATGGGATGTCTCATTAACCCCCAATATTATAGTCATTAATTTCCTTTATAAAAAATTCTGCCCAGTGCATGTGTTTATGAACACCAGAATGGCCATTCAGTGTTGCCGTTCTAGATATCTTAACATCTGAGGCTATATCAAAGTTTAGTCCGTATTTATCACGATAATCTTGATGACATAAAAATTCTGTATCACATTCAGTTCCTTTTTTATGAAATTTATGACACAGAATATCTTTACCTAGATCTTCAACTCTTTGATGCCACTCATTTTCATTAAAATGATGATAGTTTTTAAAATATCCATTACCCTTATTATTATCAAGCCATTTATTTTGTGGAATGAACCACGTTGTCCAAATTAGTTTTATATTGTTTGAGTTGCAATATGCTTCAAGCATTTTTATATATTGAATAGAAAGCATTTGTGCTGTTTCTAATGGCATTATTTCTTCTGCAAGTACTGGCAGCTTTAAATACTTTGGCCTTCCATCATATGTATCCCGCGGAGTTATGTGATATGTTATAATCTCTTCGTCCTGATCAACAGATGGAATTTTTCCATTATTTTTATAGTCTTTTTCTGGCCTCATTTGATGTGATCTAGATGCGATTTCCATTCTTGTAAACTCTGGAAAAAGGCATAGAACTATCTTTGGGTTTCCAAAATGCTTTACGTATTCAAAAAAACAATTTATTTCAAATGGAACTCCCTTACCGCTTGAGCCTAAGTTATGTTTAGTCAAATTAAGCTCTTTTGAAACAAAGTCTGACCAGGTTGCACCTTTAGGAACCCCCTCGCCATAAGTAAACGAGCATCCAAGAGCAACTATGTCTGCAGCAGATTCAATCTCTTCTCCTATAAAACCTTTTGAGTTTACTCCTTCCATTTTTCTGCCTTTTAGTCCACCAGCTAACCCTTCTTTTGCATATTTCCAAATATAAGGTTCATTATCTGAGTGGTAAAATGACGGATGTAATTCTTTTGTCATAACAATATCTCCTTTTTAAAACTTTCATATATATGAATATTTCTATGTAGTCCAAAATGTGGTGTTGGTGCAGTGGATGCATCCTTGGAGTAATAAAAATTTTTAAGTTCAGAATGCTCTAGGTGGCAGTTTTCTTTGTAAACTTCTTTCATGCCATCCTCTTTTTTGAATTTCCAATCATTCATCCCCAAGCTAATATAGTTTTTAAATTGAGTTAAATTTATATTTTTATCAAGCCATAAAGATTCTTTTTCCGACCATGTTCCCCATAATAATTTAATATTATTTGTATTGCAGTACATTTCAAGCATTTTAATATATTGTATTGATATGTCAAAGGATAGTTCAGATGGAATAGAATCTTCTGCAATAAAAACACCTCTGCCAGTATTAAATTTATTTTTTTGATTCCATATTCCATATCGTATTATCTTGTCATTATTAAGTTCGTGCCTTGGAAACTGGTTGTATCTTGGAGTCATGTGAGAAGTCTTTGAAGCAACTTCTATTCTTGTAAACTCTGGGAATAGGCACACCAATACTTTTGGATTGCCAAACTTATTTACATAGGAAAAAAATTTATTTATACTCCACATTATGGATTTACCACAACCAGCAAGATTATGAACTGACATTCCAAGATCTTTTGCCAGAAGATCAGGCCATGCATCACCAGCCTCTACACCTAAACCAAATGTCATTGAGCACCCAAGAGAAACAATGTCGGAGCATGAGTCAAATTCATTTGTCCTGTAGCCGTAATTGTTACACTCATTAGACCAGTCAGATATTTCTGATTCCAGTGGGTAGGATGACTCATACCAAAGGCTGTCTGAGCTTAATTGCATTAGTATATAAACCTATCCCTATCTTTATTTTTTCTTTTCTTAAACGATCTAAAAAATTTTGATATATAGTATTTAATGTATATCATTTTTAAATGCTTCCTTCTACTAGTTGTTGAACGTACTCTGAAAAATGTTTTCTAATGGACCCCATTGGTCTTGATCCATAAGAGTCCCATATTCTTTTATACTCTAATACATTTGCAAATGTTGTTGGGCACACCACTATGCCATTGTACTCTCTTAGTACAGTTGGAAGTGGAACATGCTTGCTGCAGCATTTGCAATCTTTTGCTCTATCCTGATATTCGCTCATATTATCTGCATCCTGTCCATTGCTTCTCTTAAGTCTTCAGGCATTCTTGGTGCCCTAATCATATTATAAGATGTCGTATCTGGGTCATCTTTGGTCCCAAAATCATTGTCGTAATTCATAGATTCGTATGTATGAATATTAATTTCTTGATTGCCGTCAAACCTAGTTCTGCTGATAGAATTGAATATAGCGCCACAAGTAGCGTCCGCCAAGTCTTTAGAGCCTTTTCTAGGGTGGTCAACCTTATCTCTCATAATTCTGAGCTGGCATAGCTCATCTATAAGTAGCGGTATGTGGGGGCCAATTAATCTTTCTTCAGCAACAACCATTGCCATGTCATCATAATGTTTTTTTGCAACCGACAAAATCTCTGTGTTAATTCCATATTGCTTTAGCTGCTGCATCATATCGTGGGAGTTCCATCTATCAAATGTGCATATTGCAATATTAAATCCTCTTGTTTTAAGAGAAAGAATATAATCTTTAACTTCCGTGAAGTCTACGGATTTATCTGGTGTTGGGGTCCAATATCTAACTGCATCAACCTCTACAATTGGAGCGGGCTGGGAGTAGGTGTCTGTGACTTTTACATTAACCCACTTATTAATATGAGCCATTGTTACTGCACAATGGTCATGCTTTTGAGCTAAGTCTACGTGTATGTAGTATTTTTTATCTGGGTCTGGGAGGAACCATTCCTCTAGTCTTCCAAAATTATCTACAGCTATCTGACCAACATTGAAAGCTTTCTCTACCTTTTCTCTTGACTTAAAGAATGCGTCAACTGCGTCTGGTGGCATGCAAGCAAATCTGGATAGTGCATCTGTTGGGTTTGTATAAAATGCAGTTTTAAAATCATCAATCTTTCTTACTGGGTTTATCTCCCATGTTGGCCTTTTTATTGCATAAACTTTTGGAATCTTATAAGATATTATATGATCTTCTTCCCATTGTATTTCAAACTCATTGCCCTCTGTTCCGTCTGGGAGCTCTTCATACATCTTAAATTTATGGTCTCTAATTACTGTTTCTTTTTCTCCAATGACAGCATCATATCTTTGCTGAATATAGTCGTTCTTAAATCTTGGAAAAGAAAGCAATATGACTTTACCAAAGTCTGGGAATCTTGAGTCTACGGATGCCCTATACATATCATAGACTGCGCTACCAGTTTTTGCTTGATCGTGACCAGTTGTATTTTCAATTGCAAAACCAGAAATCTCATCTAGGATTACAACAATAACGTTATAACCTTCCCACGCTTCTCTTTCTGAGTGACCTGAGTGTACTGTGATCGCTTTTTGAAACTGTATCTCAGAGGCTTTGGCATAGTATTTACCAATGAACCATGGAGACTTATCTATGCGGCTTCTAAAGCCTTTAAAGAATACGTTGCTTGCCTGTTGTGAGTTAATTGCAATATTAATGATATCAATTGAATCGCCAGGTGGCTTTCCATAATATGTTGCTGGGTCTTTTAGGCACAATAGCAAATATACTATATACGCAACTGCAATTGTTGAACAATAGTCTTTGCCAGACCCTTTTCCTAACTGTGCAACAACTTCATTTGCCGTTTGCTTAAACCTAATTGATCCTTCTTCTTCACCAAATAATTTTTTTAATGTTGATTCTTTATATATTTGCGAGCTTTTCTCTATGAGGGTATACTGATAATCAGATAAAAGTGGAAGCCCCAGGTAATTTGGGTCATTGACAAATGTTCTTAGGTCTACTGGCTTTTCTTCGAACTCTTCACCATCAAGAATATCAATTAGATCTGAAAAATCAAACGACACTGACTACCCCCTGAGATTTTCTAGCGGTGTCTTTCTAAAATTATGCCCCTTAGAAACTTTAACATGTTTAAAAAAATGTCCTACTGAAAAATATCTTACATCGCTTAATACTTCGTCTACCCCATGTTTGCATTTTTGTTCTGCACCGTGAATAACAAGGTCGCCCTTTTCTGGCTTGTACCGCAGGTCATTTTGTTCTGGGTAATAGACTTCCCCGCCTTCAAAATCATTAAAATAAATTATAGTTCCATGAGTAATTAAATCAGCCAAGTCAAAGTCATCACCTTCTTTATAGATTCCAGCCTCAAGCCGAACTTCTTTAAACTGATCTATGTCTGAATGTGGCCTTCTGCTAGCACCTTTTAAAAGCTTTGAAGCTCTGCCACCAGGAGTTGCATAACAACCATCTAACATTATTGATGCAATTCTTTTTTTAACTGCTCTTATTGATTCTGTCTGCTCATGGCTTATAAAATAATCTTTTGCAGTTGCAAGAAAGGGTGGCTGCCAGACATCTTCTGGCAATGAGAGTATATCTTTCATAATTGATTCGCACTCTTCATCTGACATGAAGTGTTTATAAACAAATATTTCATCGCCTATTTCTATAAAGCCATCTTTATTGAACATTAGTTATAACCTCTGCATCATTTATATTAACCGCTTCAACGATACCAGTAATCTGAGATAGGCGTTTTGCTACATCCATCTTACATTTTGGACAACCAGAAGTCACTTCTTTTAATATACCAACAAGTAGCTCTTGCTTTCTTTCTGTCTCTGCAATCTGTGAGGCTATTTGTGAGTTTTCCAATACCCCAACAGACTGTAGCATTGCTATTCTTTTTGTCTCTATATCTGCAATTAGCTTAAGAGATGCTGCTTTTATATTTAACTGACCCTGAGTATCTGCATCCTCTACTGTCTTCCACGCTTCTTTGATTAGCATTGCGTAGTGTTGATCAGCTCCAGAAATTGCCTCTCTTGCACGGTCACGAATATTGCTATCGTTATGTACAACGGACTTCCACTCGTCTAGGTATTCTAGGACTTCTTTTCTTGAGTATCCAGTAAGTGTTGCTATCTGGGTTGCTGAATTGCCCTTTAAAAGCTCTTCTACGACCTTATTCATGCGGTCAAAATGTACTGCTGGCTCTAATTCGCTCATATGTAAATTATACCACGTTTTAGTTGACTAAGACTTATTGGCTATTTTAAGAAGAATTAAATATCCAATTAGATCATCAATATCATTATCTCCAGGGAATGCCTTATCATTTTGAATTCTATTTAGCTTGTCATCAATACGTACACGGATCTGTTCTTTTGAGTCCGCCTTTGAAAATATACGAATGGGATCAAGTGCTGAGTTTCCATATGATATATTTTTCTTTATAAGCATCTCTGCTGTTTCAAGGCACTCCACTATAATCTTAGGGCCTGACGGTGCATCGGTTGCAATTAATTGAAGGTCTGTTATCCATGCTTGGTATCCGCCATCTTTATTTGGGTATTCGCTCATTTTTTTCTTAACAATCCAAACTCTTGTAAATATCTCTGTATGGTCATAGCAGAGACTCCGCACTCTTTACCTATTTCTGTGACTGTTTTCTTTTGTACTACGTACCTTCTATATAGCCAATCCTTACTCTGATAAAGCTTCATCGCTTAGTAAGCACCTGGTTACTATAATGTGCAATACCAAAACTATCTGCAACATCAAAATCCACAATTTCTAAACCATATTTCTTATTAAAGTAGTCAGCAGTTCTTTGCTTCCTCATATTTCTTAATTGATTTTTATACCATGAATCTGCGTACCCTGGATTAAGTAATCTTATTGAAGACTTCTCATCTTTTGTAGGGTTCTTGTTGCCAATGTACGCCTGCCACGAGGATGGGCTAATAGTGATAACCTTAGCACCAGTAGACATAAGCTCAGCAATAACAACTCCATATACATAGGACAATTTTATCACAGCGTCTGGTGATCTGACAAGTATCGCACCTTCTACAGCAATATAATCACTCTTAAGTTCATCTAACATCATTGCCATTTTATTTTTTGCATCGTAAATTTTTTCATATATATCTTCGCCAACTAAATTTATTTTTCCCCATTTTAATGGTATGTCGTTTTCCATTAAGCAAAAAGCAATAGAGTTAGTAGATGCATCTATACCAAGAACCCTATAAGCCTTAGTTTTTACAAGACTAGCTAATTTCATCGACTATCCCTTGCAGTAGATTTTTTAGCTTAGCACTTGATTTTTTAATACAGGATGAGCAAACATCATCTGAGTTGTATCTGCTTAGCTGGGACTTGCATTTTTTGCATAACCTGACGGCACCCTTTTTAATAGCTTTTTTCTCATAGTATTTTTCCATGATCCTTTTGTTGGTAGCAATTCGACAGCACTCATCTGTGCAATATTTTTGATTGTGTGTCTTTGCTTCAAAATTTTTTTTACAATCCTCGTTGAAGCAAATCATATTTTAGGCACCTGATACAATTCTATCTGTACAGTTCCAACTGGGCCAGATTTGTCATAACAAGCTTTCTTGACTGGGCAATATGTGCAAGGCATCTTAGACTTGGTTGATCCTGCTGGCCTTACTGGAAGATCTCCGTTTTGAAAGTTATCCCAAACTTGCTCCATCCAAGCAAATGCTTCTTCAATAATTGCTTTATTCTTTTCATTCATTGAAATTGGAATAATCAATATCTCTTGAGTGTTCTTGTTTTCATACAGGAAGAATCCTTCTTTGGCATTCTTCAACTTCATGTATGTCAATAGCTGAAGCATATGGTTTGCTGATGACTTCATCTCTGACTGTCTTGTATCCCATACTTCTTGTTTTGCCGTCTTAATTTCACCTATGACAGTTTCACCATCATACTCCATAATTAAATCTATAAAACCCCTAATTGGAGGGTATTCATTTATAATTTCTTCTTCTTCAGATTTCCACTCTGGCATTGTTTTAATAAGCTTTTGAAGTCTTTCGTGAGCTTGGGTTCCTTGTGCCATATTAGCTACAGCAACTGCATCATTATCATCAATAAATACTGCCCCAGAAAAAGCCATATACCAATATCTTGGACAAGTCCCATGTCCGTATCCCAGAGAACTTGGGCTAAAAGATTTCTTTGTCATTTCGCCATCTGCTCTTTTTGTATTTCGGTATGACTCATCTAGCAAAGATGCAAATTTTTCTGGATCAAAAAACTTTCCTGTATGCTTCTTAAACTTAAGATTCTTTACAATATCTCTAGCCATTTATGAGTTGTACCTAACGACATACTTAAGTGCATCTACAAGTTTGTCTATGGACTCCTTTACTGAATAGTAAACATTCTTCTTATTGTTATTTACAGTCCCCGCTTTATCTTTAGCAATAGTTGAATACACAGAAGACATTACCGCAAACTTAGTAGACATTGCCTGTAGCTCCATAATAAGCATGGGGGCTTTTGCTGAAGGAACATCTGGTGTCATCAATAGCTTTACAACAATAGCCAACGCTTTGTCTAAATGCTCATCTTGCATATACTCATGCAGATCATTGAATTCTGTTATATCGCTAATTAATTGAAGTGTGTTCTTATCTTCCGCCATTTTTAATCCTTTTGTCCCATTTATCAATGAATAATCCAAGCGGATACCCAATAGTAAATCCTAGCATTAATCCTAATAAAAAGATAGTCATTTATTATCTTCCCTGTAAGTGACACTCATCTTGACATTATCAGACTCATGATAACCTAAACTATTTCCTTTTTCATCAACAGCCTTTTTATACATTTTTAGTCTTGGTTTACCCGCTGCAACTGCTGCTTGAATTACATCTAAGTATTCTTGTCGATCTTGAACTCTTTTATCTGGCGGATATATGTCTGAAAAGATTTCTACATTAGAGTCTTTAAATTGTGATATTGATATGGGAAGAACACATGCAACGTTTGTCCCAGCTGGTACAAAATACTCTCTGTTTGCCTCATGTAGTTTCCATACAATAGGAAAACTACCAGTAAATACAGATGTTGAGAGTACTGTTGTTATAACCTCTGCTCCGTCTATAAACTCATTTGGCACTGGCATGGTAAGCATGCTTACCTCTGGCTCTGTTCTTAATATTAAATTTGTATTGAAGCTAACTGTTCCTTCTCCACGGCCTGACCAAACATACTGCTTTCCTAAAATTGCTTCTGCTGGGTTTTTTCTGTCTCCGTCCCAAGAGAATGATATGTCTTCATCAAAATAAATTCCGTATCCTAATGAATTTGCAACTGTTATAGGAGTGCAATTGTATGTCATAGAATGCATCCAGTCACGCTTTGGACCAAGCGGCCTTATTTTTGCAGATACCAGTCTTTCATTATCCTTATATCCCTCTACCTTATACATTATTTGCCTCCCAAAACTCAATAAGTTCTTCTAAAATTGCCCACTCTATAACTCCAAGCCTTACCTTTGACTCTGTTCCTATAATAATCTTTAGCGCTGGATACATATCTCTATTCACCTTAAATGTGTCAGTGCATATTTTTGACCAAACATCTTTATTAAGAGTAAATGATTTTGAAGCCTCTTTATAATCAACAAGGAACTGATTCCACTGTGCATCTCCTTTTTGATAGTCTCCCCTGCCACTATTTTTTTGAGCTTTAGCGCCGTCTCTTTTAACTTCTGATCTTTCTGACAAGTCAATCACCAACTATAACTTCTTCTGCAGAGGAAACTGTTATCATCTGTAAATCATTTGAAACATAATCGTCTTCATGCTGCTGTACTTCTTTGTCTCTGCCAGCATAACTTAGTCTATATTTAGAAACCCATTCCTCTTCGGAATCCATTCTATAATCTATGAATGATCTTAGGAAGTATCTATCGGAGCCCTCAAATCCTTTTACCGCATGATAGAAAGGCTCTGTAGATGGCATTACAACTGCATCTCCTGGCTGTGGCTTATACGTGTAGCTTTTATTTGATATAGAGTCATATGCAGAGATCTCTCCACCGCTATATTCATTGTTTAGATAAAAGTTAATTGTCAAAACATGTCTTCTTGTCTTAGCCTCATTCACTACTGGGAACTCGTCTACGTGGTATTCCATTAGTAGATTTTTATCAGAGTAATGGTTTTGCTCCTTTACGTACCTAAAATAGTCTAGATAGAATACGTCCTGTGGCTTTTTTAAGTCCTCCCAGTTATTAATAAAACTAGGCCAGACTCCTTTGTCTTTTTCAAAATCATCAAAGTAATCTTTTCTTATAAAATTTACAATATCGCAAACATCTTTTAGATACAAGGATTCTTGTGTGTCTGTGTATTTTTTATTTAAATCAAAGACTACATCTTTTCTAAATCCCTGCTGGTACCACTGTCTCCATGGATCAAAAATAGAATCTTCTTTGTCTACTTCAAGAAGATCTATAAGCTCTTGAGAATTTTTAAAAATGTTTTTATAGACAACAATTTGAGGAGCAACAATAATCTTATCCATTTTTATATCATCCAATCCTATGAACTGTCTCATGCCCAGACGGGCATGTCCACTTCATTATTAAATTTTCAGGATCCCACAACCCACCATCTACATCAATATCACACTTAGAGCATGGCCTTAAACCAGGAAGGTTTTCAAATGTAGAATTGATTTCCTTTGGCTCTTCTTTATTTAAAAATTCATTAAGATTTGGCACTGATATCCTCGATTAGCTTTTTAACAACATCTGGATTATCTCTTAGATAGGATACAGCCTTTGCACGACCTTGAAGTCTTTCTCCATTAACAGTATACCAAGCTCCACCTTTTTCAATTGCTCCAACCATCTCTGCAACATCCAGGGTCTCTCCAACTAAATCTACTCCAAGTGATTCTCCTTGATAGTAGAAGTCGTATTGTCCAGATAAGTTAGGGGGGCCGAGCTTGTTGTAATCAATAATCCAATTGACTGGTCTGCCAACCCTTTGTTCAATAATCTTGTCACCAACTTTAATGCCAGCTTTGATAGCATTAGCTTCAGCCTCAGAAGACCAAAGCTTAATGACGGTGGAAGAGAAGAACTTGACTGCCATTCCTCCTGTCGGTATGTGGGAGGCATGCATAGATCCAAACTGATTTCTCTGTTGTGAGATGAGTACCAATAATGTGTTCTTGTTTGCATAGTTTAACATCTTGACTGCGTGAGTCATATCCTTTGCTTCTGCGCCGATTTGCTTTGTGTCTTGCAAATCTTTCATTTCATTTCCATCTTTTTCAAAATAAATAGCTGGAAGCAGGGCGGATATAGAATCAACTACAATAATATCAACACCAGCATCCATCAATTTAGTAGCAACATCAACCATATCATTAACTGTTTTGGCTGGTGAATAGATAAGGGAAGAAGAATCTACTCCTAGCATCTCTGCCCAAGCCTGATCGTAAGACGCCTCAGCATCAATCCACGCACAAGTCTTTCCTTCTTTTTGTGCAAGAGCAATCATCTGTAAACAAAACGAAGATTTTCCTGCCGACTTATTGCCCCAAACAAGAACCTGTCTACCATAACCAAGTCCACCTTTTAATGCCATGTTAAGGCCTATGCTAGGTGTCTTTTGCTTTTCAACTTTTACATCTTGTGCAGCTTTTACTCTTGCTCTTGTTTTTGGATCTAATGCAGCTAAGATATCATCTATTGCTATAGTCATTTATTCTCTTTCTTTTATACAATTATATCATTAAAATAAATTGCCGTGAAGCCTTGGTCTTTCTTTATTTTTTTCCATTTTATTAAATAAGACTTCATCCAAGCTATGTTCTACAAAACCACCATTACGCATTGATGCATATAAATCAAGAGTTCTAATTAATATGTCAACCATTTCTTCTACAATTTCTTCCGAGCCTTTGTTTTTTCTCATTGCCTCAAGAACTTCGGTTACTTCGGAATGAATTAATGCCAACTTGTTTCCAAAGACATCAAAGTTTTTTGGCTTATCCCAAAAACCCTTTTCAATAGCAGTTTCATGTAGCAGTGCGGAAAGAACATCTAGCCCATAATCTGTTGCTAATTCTACGTCTTTATTCAAAGCTTTCAATGAGCTGGTCGTTATTAAAACCTGATTCATTTTTTCCTTTTAGTGAAAATGTAAATGTCTGATTATCTGAATTGTAATCAACCTTTAGCTCTTGATCTTCTGTAGCAGCATTTAAGAATAAATCTGTTGATACTGTTATGGTACCAAGAGTTTCAAGAGATGCTATTAAAATTTTAGGTACGCTTAAAGCACCAAATACTTCTTCTGCTGTACTTACTTTAATCTCTTCTGTCATTTTATCTCCTTGATATTTAATGTTCCGTCATCTAATTTAGATAACGTAACCTTACACTTCATTCCTTCTCGCATTTTTGCCAAAGTCATTTTATACATTGCTGGGAAGGCAATTGCTCTTGTTAACTTCTTATCTTTATCTGATAATACTAAGTGACTCATTTGCTTGCCAGCTTTAGTTGTATAAGGTGTAAAGTTTACCACAATGTGCTCGTCCTCTTCAAGATCATATTGTTTCCTATATAAGTAATCAACAAATAAATCGTTGGAGTCTGGATTTATGTCAGATACCTTTACGTACCTAGATATTCTATTATCGCCCACTAAAATAAAATACATCTGGCCTGTTTCTATTTGTGTCTGCTCGGTATGGAATAAACCAACAGAACCAGTTTCATCAACTAGCTCGACTCTAGCCCATCCATTTCCACGCTTGATTGATTTAACCATTCCAAACATTACAAATGAACCAAGATCATCAAATTCTTCAATGGGTCTGGCTTGGGCTTTAATTCTTGGGGGGACCCCCTCTAGATTAAATGTTGGAATATTTAAATATTCGTAGTAATTGTCTTTTTCATTTCCTTGCCTTTTGTTATCAGAGAACGCAGCACCGCCGATGGAGTTAAGAGCAGCAATAGCACGGCTATTAATGCCAGAACCTTTTTTCGATGCTTTATCAATAAAGTCAGCATAGTCATTGAAGGGTCTTCTTTCTATTATTTTATTAGCAATATTGTCTGAAATAAACTTTACTTCAGCTAAACCAAATCTGATTGCATTGTCTTGTAGAGAAAAATATACTTGAGATTCATTAATGTGCGGCAATAAAACTTTTAGCCCAAGACGCTTTGCCTCAATTAAATATTCAGTTCTTGCGTCTTTGTCATTTTCATTTTTAAGAATTGAAAACATGAACTCAAGCGGATAATAAAACTTAAGCCAAGCAGCATAATAACTAAGCATAGAGTAAGCAACAGCATGGGAGCGGTTAAAAGAATAACCAGCATGCGCCTCAAAATCATGCCATAACGCCTCTGCCTTTTTCTTAGTAATGTGTTCTGAAGCCCCAGTAACAAATTTATCTTTGAACTGGTCAAATTCTTTTGCATCTTTTTTCTTTCCAATAATCTTGCGGACCTTATCAGCCTCTGCCCAAGTCATGCCACCCAAGTGTACACACGCCTGCATAACTTGCTCTTGATATATAATAACACCATATGTGTTCTCGGTAAAAGGCTTCATGATTGTATGTATATAGTCTACGGCTTCTTTGCCATTCTTACGAGCAATATATGCAGCACCTACAGTATTCATTGCTCCAGGGCGAACTAGGGCGTTAGAGGCGGCAAGATCTTCAAACTTATCTATACCCATTTTAATTAAAAGATTTGTGTAAGGAGTTGCTTCTGCCTGGAATACACCCTTTGTATACCCATCGTTCAGCATCTTGTAAATATTAGCATCATCCATAGTCATTTCAGAAAGATTAATTGCCTTTCCATGCCTATCTTTAATTGACTTAAGGGTGTCAGAAATTACAGATAAGGTCTTAAGACCTAGTGCATCTAGTTTTATAAGACCTATATCCGCAACCGTATCCATATCGTATGCGACGACTGGAATTCTTCCTGATACTTTATCTTGTGCATCTTCACGAGATTCTACTGGGGCAAACTTTCTTAAATCATCCTTAGCTACTACAACTCCAGCAGCATGCACTCCAACCGATCTGATTCTTCCCCTTAGCCTGTCTGCAAGCCAAACAACTTCTGGGTACCTCAATCTAAATTCTTTTGTGTTTGGAGAGTCCATAAAATCTTCAAAGGTGTCCACAGACTTTAGTGCACGGTTAACTTCTTGAAGTGGAACCATAAATACACGAGAAGCATCCCTAATGACACCCTTGTCTTTAAAGTATGTGTATGTAGATATAGAAGCAACATGCTTAAATTTTTTCTTTAAATAATCTTTAACTTCTTTTCTACGGCGGTCTTCAAAATCTGTATCGATATCTGGGAAGTCGTTGCGCTCTTCATTAATAAATCTAAAGAACAAGAGGTCGTATTTAATTGGATCCACATCTGTAATTCCTAATGTATAACAAACTAACGATCCAGCGGCAGATCCACGTCCAGGACCAACCATAATGTCATTTTCTTTAGCCCAATTAATCATATCCCCAACAACAAGGAAGTATGAAGCAAAATTTTTCTTGGCAATAATAGCAAGCTCTTCGTTAAGCCTGTCTATATAAATAGGCTCTGAAGCCTTCTGCAGGCGTTCTAAGCCCTTTTCAGCCAACTCTCTTAGTCTTTCATCAGCATCAGTCTTTGGGACTGGTAGGAGGTCTAGGCCCTGATAGAAGTCATAGTCTCCAACCTTATCAGCAATTTCCATGGTATTTTCATATATATCTGTGCGCTGGATACCAGTTTTATTAAAGTCTGCCTCTATCTCAGAACGACTTTGAATAAATAGGTTCATGTCTTGAAATGAAATTCTACGGTCAGGATAAAGATAGTTAAATCTATCTAACATATCCTTCATGTTTCTGGACATATCGAAGTCCGTGTCTTTGTCAGCTTTTGGAGATGTGGATAGGATTAGCAATGCTTCTTCTAATATTCTATCTTCTTCTTTAGCAAAGTGAGCATCTCCTGTTGCCACCGCTTTAATTCCAAGCTTGTCTGCTAATTCTAAAAGGGCAGAGTTGATCTCCATAGGGTTATGTGATTGCACTTCCACGTAAAAATCTTGTCCGAAAGTTTGTTTAAAGCCTTTGAGAAGAAGTTCTGCTTCCTCCATGTTACCTTTATCGATAGCCTTACTAATGAGTCCATTAAGACATCCGCTGAGAACGATAATACCTTCGCTATAATCATTTAAAACCTCTCTATCAATACGTGGCTTATGATAAAAGCCTTCGTTCCAAGCAAGCTCTTGTAGAATATTTATATTCTCCAGCCCCTTTTTATTTTTCGCTAGCAAAATAATATGGTTGTAGGCCTGAATAGACTTATCTGTTTTAGATGATCTGTCAAACCTATCGGTTGGAGAAATGTACGCCTCAACACCAAGAATTGGCTTAATGCCAGTTTCCTTTGCGGCAATTTGCATATCTCTGTGTGACGAGAGAGTACCATGGTCTGTAATTGCAATCGCAGTTTGCCCAGCATCTAACGCTGCTTGGCATAATTCTTTAGGTGAATTTAGTCCATCCATTAATGAATAGTATGAATGAACATGTAGGTGTGTAAAACTCATTAATATCCGCCCATGCATTCGTTTCTAGTATGATAAAGTCTAATCTTTGTCATTGTTTTTTTATTTGGTGCATATAAATCTTCGCCACAACAAGCTGCCTTTAAATGCCATTCTTTTGCAAAGAAATCATATAGCATTCCCTTGTAGTCCTTATATTTGTGCGCCACAAAAGTATCGAAAGGATCTGGTATCTCGTATGTGTTCATATAAGCATTCTACTAAATAACACAGGGGCAGTCAATAGACTGCCCCTGGTATTTAATTATTTACCAGTCTAAGTTGCTACTTGTTGCCGAAGGCTCATCTGCATGAGTACTTTCTCCAGCAAAGAAAGCTTCTTGTTCTGTGTAAGGCATGTCACGAACTGCAGATGTTTCAAGATCAAACAGTTCTAGTGTTGAAGCATCAAATGGTGCTTCATCTTTTGCCAATGGAATGATTGTGTAACTTGTGTCTGTCTTTGTTCCAGAACGCTTTACACGCCACATCAAATTAGTGATGCTTCCCATTTCGCCAGCATATTCAATTAATGTTGGGGTAATTGTTTTACCGCTTGAACCTTGAGAAAGAATAGCCACGTATGGGTCTTCTTTGCCATCATCAACAAGAACATTAATGTAAAGTCGTGAACGACCCTTCCATCCAGCCTTGTAGTCCTTGCGGTGCTGTTCACACCCGTAGCACTTGCCTTGATCTTCCATTATGCAAAGACCTTTTCGGCGGTAATCTTTTGGATTAGTATGCTCTACGGCAATAAATCCAAGACCAGCTTTTTCATTGTATGTAGGTGAGTCGGGATCAAGCTCTTGCAAGAAACGAATCTTAACGCTTTCTGCATCCTCTAGCTTTACCCAACGACCTTTTGCTCCATCGCCATTTGATTGAGGCTTGTCCATAACCTTATTAAGGTCTTTCAGACCCTTTACTATTCCCATATGCTTCTCCTTTGTAGTTGATGGTATACATCCATCTGTTTATTATTTATCATGGGCCCAAGATTGATATTCAATATTGGAAACTGCGTTTTTAATACAGGCTTTAATTTCCTCTTCGGTCATGTCGCCAGCATCTTTTGCATCATGTGGATATATCTTACCATATTCATACGAAGCCCACAAGAGGTCTTTATTCTTTAATCTGGAGGCTATGCTGTTGGCAAGCTCACGGCCAGCGTGATCAGAATCAGTCATAAAAGTAACTTTATTAAAATATCTATTTATTAATGCAATATTTTCTGTTGATACATTGCCACCGAGTGTTGCAATTACATTGGGGAATCCAGCCTGATGCACACGGATTGCATCAAAGCTAGACTCTACAATAATAACATTGTCACCTATTTTTTTAGCACGGTGAATGTTAAACATAGTTTTACTTCTTGGTAAATTGGTACTGTTCTTAAATTTCTTTTCTGATATTGATCTGCCAACAATACCAACTGCAAGGCCGTCTGGGCTATGCACTGGCACTGTAACCATGTCCTGCTTTGGCGAATAGCCTAAAGAGAAGTGGGACATCGAAGACATATCAATCCCTCTAGACTTAAAATAATTTTGTGCCTCTGGGCTGGAAACCAGATCGTTATATAAATTCTTTAGTATCTCTTCTGGGAACTCTACAAAGTCTGGTTTGTCTTCTAGCATATCGTTTAGAAGATCATCAAAGTTTTCTAGTGTCTCTGCCTCTTTTGAATAGACATATCTCATAGCTTCAAAATCATTCTTATGCAAAACTCTTTTAACTATCTCTATCAGAGATCCAGTTTCACCGCAGGATGGATTAAAGCATAGCCATGCACCAGTTGTTTTACTTATGCTGCAGCTAGCACTATGTCTATTGGAATGAAATGGGCAGTAGAAAGAGATCTCTATATCTGTTTCACCCGCTACCTGTAAGCCAAGGCTTTTTACAATCGCCTTTATATGCTGCTTAGAGTATTGCGTGGTATCAGCTTTCCTTGCGTAATTGCTTCGTGCTGCCATGCCGTCTTCTTTCCTACATAAGTGCCATAGAGTGTCATTAAGAACATCCATGTTGTGCCATCAAATTCTACCGAAAAGTTAGTGTCTATGTCAAGTACCCTAAGATACCCTCTGTCTCTCATCTGGTGCGTAAGCATACTTTCATATTGATACTTAATGCGAACCATATCAGAGTCATCTAAAAATTCAACTCTAACCTGGAATCTTTTTATCGGTTTGTGATTCATTATTTTGGAACGGATTCTCATAAATTTCTTTGACGATACCCCTGTTGATATCCCAATCTAAGTATAAACCAAATTCATGTCCATGTCGATTCTTACGTGATACAATCTCAATCATATTTGTTCCTGGATATCTGTGGACTGCCATCGCCATATCAGCATCATATTCAATAGCCTTTGACCAAGCTACCTGAGACATCATGGGTGGATTATCTTGATCTGAAACATCGTCTGCAGTTGCTGCAGTAATATCAATAATAGGAATATTGTTTGATACTGCAAGCATCTTAAATTCACGGGAAACATTTCGGTTTCTTTCAACTTCAGAGTTGCTTCGCTTGTTGTCATTAAATAGCTGGTGATAATCAAGGATAACCAAGTCTGGCTTGTGCTGGTCGATCTTCCCTTGAATAGTTGCTGGAGTTACCTCAGTGTTACCCTCATTTGAAATAAGAATAAAGCTATTCTTGTCAGCAAATTTCTTTGTTGACCATGAGCGGAAGTTATCAATGTTAATGTCTCCCCTTGAAAAATCAGAAGCCTTAAATAATCCAGAGCCAAGCATTGTATAAATACGATCACGCATATTCTCTGGTGACATTTCAAGGGATACAATCATAGGCTTAAACCCTTGCTCCCACGCTTTACAAGCAAGGTAGGATGTAAACCACGTCTTACCACGCCCTGGCCAGCCGATAGCGACGATAAGGTGGCCTGGAGCCATACCTGTTGGGTATGCCAAATCTATAGCCTCAAAACCAGTCTTGATGCCTGGAGAACCACCCATCTCTGCAGAGCGTACCTTAAGCAATTCCATATATCTAATTGCTGCATCTGCATCCGTGATGTCTAGATCTCGAACATTGTTTGTGAACCTGCTGAGGCCAGCTAATTGAGACTGCATGTTCTCAAGAACTCTTGAGGCAGCATCTTCTTTAAGTGATGATCCAGCACGGAGAATAATAGTCTTAAGTTTGTTTGAAATAAATTCATTCTTAAGTGTGTCTAGGTAGTATCCTGTCTGGCCTTTAACATCTACTGGCTCAAAGTCTTTAAACTTTTCTTGAAGAATTCCTGCTTCTGGAACGGCTTTAAACTTATAGTAGTATGACTTTAGACCGTCCCAAATATCTTTATGTGATGTAAATAGATCATCTACGTTATCCGCAAGGAGTGTACTAATGTCTTTATTTTTGCATACCGCTGAGATTAACTCTGCTTCTGTATTCACTCTAGTCCGCCTTGCTCTACCATCTTCTTCGTTTCCTCTAGTAACAAACGACGCTTTGCCTTATCCTTTTCAATCTCAGTCCTGACTGTATCCATCTTGTCAAAGTTGTATAAAAAGAACTGGATAGTATGTCCGTGCTTTGTTAGATTGAAATAGTATTCAAGCAACTCTTTAGCACGATCAAATCCTACACTATCAATCACATCTTGCATAGCCCATTTTTCACGGAACTTGTTTATTGATGGGGCCTTACCATACTTCTCTTTGTAAAGGTTTTGATAGAGAGAGAGAAGGATATATGGCTCTTTGCTATTTGCCACGCTTTAGCTCTTCCTCAACCTCTTCTGTTTTTTGAATTAGTTTGTTCTCAACAAAAGTATATACTCGCTCTGTTGCAGCTTCTACTGTCTCGCCTTGCCTTACATCATCTTCAATGCCTACACCAATCTTAATGCTTTCATAGTTACCAAGATTTCTAGTAAAGGAAAGATCTACTTTTACTCTCGTTGTCATTTGTGTTCCGCCTTCTTATGTCTACTAAGTGTATCGCTAGCAAATATGCCCCAACGAACTTCTATTTCCCGCTTACAGATATCGCAAGTCACTGCTCTACTTTTTTCCATCTTCAGCCTTTTTTACTATCACAGGGCCGTTCTTAGAATTCCAGTATTCAACTTCTGCTTCACGCTTGCGTTTTTTTGCAGCTCCAGTTTCAAGTGTGTATCGTACCATTTCAGCCATTACTCCGCCTTCCATACTGGGACAAACTTTCCGTCTTCTGTCTTAGTATACAATACTAAGTTGTTTTTGAGAAGGGCTTGGACCTCTGCCTTTGAAGGAATTTCTTTTGAGTGTCCTGAATCTAATATGTGTTGGTGTATATCTAATATGTTCTTTTGATTAAACATATACTGAGACCAATTTTCGCTATCTGGTTGTCCTATTGGATATATCTTTTGAGGGGTAGCAACCTTTTCATTTAATATATATTCTTGTATAGTTACCCTATGCTTGTTAAGCATAGAGGCAACTTCTACAACAGTATAAGCAGTCTCCATATTCTTTTTAACCTGGGAATATGAATACATAACTCTCTTCTTGTCTGGGTAGCACCAAGCAATCATTTCATCTTTTGATCTGGATGCTTTTAAAACCTTATGTATCTTATCGTTTAAGAAGAAATACCGTAAGCTTTTTGATTTGCCGTCTCTTTTGATTCCAGCCATTTTCCGAAAGCACTCGTTTCTTTATTGCACATCCAGCGTTTGCCGCACATGATACAGAATAATTCCATATGTAGTTTTTGTGAGAACACTCTGTCTACAAAAACTCTTCCATTACATTTTCCGCACCACATTATAAAGTAAACAGCTTCCCGTCAACGACACATGAATAATCAGGGGCTACGTGGATCATCTGAATATGCGGGTAGTCATTAACAATGTGAGCAATTGCAAAACCCTTTTGCCAATCGTGGTGCTGCATGTATTTCATTCCTGGACCTTTTTCATCACACATGTGGCCAAGCTCATAGCCTCGAAGTGTTTCTCCTTCTCCGCCGTTTCTTAATTCATAAGTAACTAGGTGTGATGCAATTCTGTGAGAGTGGCCTCTAATTAAAGATACCTGAAGATCTTCCATGTCTTTTCGTACTGAGCCTGTTGCTGCAATTGAAAGACCGTGGTGTACGTGAATGTCTCCAAATCTGCGCTTTGGCAATTCGTTATAATGAATGTATTCGTATCCCAATGAATCAAGTCCCCACAAAGCTTCTGGTGTAACTTCTGAAATATAATCAGGAAGTTTTGCATCTACGTAATTAAAAATTCTAACGTCGTGGTTTCCTAACGCTGAAAATAGCTGTGCGTCTGGAAGCATGTCTCTAGTCTTGGCATAAAAATCTCTTGCGCCCTTTGCTTCATGGCGCATCATTGGAACAATCAGATCTCTGCTATCTGTCTTATGAAGGTTTAAAAACTCTGCTGATCTACCTTCTGTGTACTTGCTGTAGCATGCCTGATCGTCTGTATCACCTAGGTAGTCAACGACATCTGGCTTAAACCACTTCATTACTTTAAACCAAAGTGCAATCATCTTATCATCCTGATATGGGAATTGCTGGTCGGATGAAATCATCCACTTTAAATCGTTGCTCATTGTCTACCTTAATATGTAAAAAAGTCACGGGTACGTGACTTTGATGTTACAGTAATTGTAACATATTGGTACGAATTGTCAATAGGTTTTATATGGAGTCTGTTGCAAAAACATCAAAATATAATGTTGCTTTTGTTCCGCCAGAACCACTTCTCATATAAAAAACAGCCTTGTCTTTGGTTACAGAAAAAGTTGTTGGGTGAATTCTAAGCTGTGCTTGATCTAGTTTTTGCTTGTTAACATTTACTTGTAACCAAACTCTAGGAGCTTTTGTAAATAGGCCAGTTGGGAACGTTACTTCAATTTTTCCAGATGGGTAATTTGTAGGAATAATGTCACATTTTACAAGTCCTTGGCTCCAGATTCTACCTGAAACGGATTGATCTTTTCCTTCTTCTTCAGCATTTTGCAATATAATGCTTTGTGCTGTGCTTTGTTTATTAACTGTCTCTAAATCTATAATAAGATTATTAATGATCTCTGCTGTTACTGGGTCTCCCGCAGTTATAGCCCTTGACTTTATTGCCATTATTACTCCTTTATTGGTTCCGCTGGAACTTCTTGTTTTGCTTCTGTAAGCTGTGTTATCTCAGCACGAAGAATTGCAATATGGGTCTCATATTGTGAGACAATCTCTCCAATGCGTTGCTGTAACGCAGTTATAACTAGTTCTGTTTTATCCATTATATCTCCTTGATAGATTTAAAGTATATCATTTTGCTTCTAGGGCGTCAAGCCTGTCTAACACTCTTTTTACTACGCTGATTATTATAGGGGCAAGACTGTTGTAGTTAATATTTTCTGGGGTTGAGTCATCATTATATTCAACTATGTTTTCTAAACCGACTATGTCTGCTACCTCTTCAGCAATTAAACCTACTCTGTATGTAGTGTCACCTCTTTCTGAATCTGCTATACCCTGAAACTTAACTGGCCTCAAAGCTCTTAACTGATCGTCAGTAAAATCTACACTTTCAATATTAGTTTTATATCTTCTTGAAGACGTAGATCTTGCAATAAGCCCACTCGAAGAGTTTAGGTATGCGTTAGCTCCAGCTGTTGTTGTGCTTGCTAAAGTGCCTAAAGTTGTAGTGGTTCTTTGAAAATAAACTTGTCCTCGATCTTGTCCAATTGAGGCATTAAATACAACTCCATTTGCTCCAGCATCTATGGCAAATTGATCACCCTTCATTTGAACTTGGGTTGTGCTACATATAAGATAATTTGAATTGTCTGCTGCCATAGTAACACCATTAGCGTAAGCATGAAATAGTCCATAAGTTGTAGCATTTGCATTTGCTGTTGCTCCTGCATGCATTATTATTCCAGTGCTTGCTGTAGCAAGCACGTGGCCTCTTACTACGCTTCCATAAATAACCTGCAATGAATCTGTTGTAGAATCAATTAGTTGAACTCTGTTTCCTGAAGTACTAGTTTGAACTTTAGATCCAATAATTGTTCCGCCAGATATTGTATTACCAGTAATTGTATTTCCTTCAATTGTTGTACCAGAAATTCTTCCTCCAGTAATTGATCCGTTCCATCCGTCAAGAGTAATTTGGGTGTACCCGTCAGCATAATAACTTCTAGACTTTATGTATCTATTACCAACAGTCCAACCGTTGGTAGTATCTCCTAAAGATATAGTTCCATCTGATTCTATATTTATAGTTTGGCTTGATCCCTTGTATGCCCTTATTCCAAGACCATCTACAACAAAGCCATTTACTCCCGCTGTTCCACCTGCAATGTTTAGACGTGCCACGTCAATTGTTCCAGTTGTAATTCTATTACCATTAATTATGGTGGTGTTGTAAGCCAGTACAGTATTTATATCTGCAGCTGCCATCTTAAGGTCTGCCGCTTCTTTTGCAATCCTAGCTTTTTCTGCTGCTGCGGCAGCACTATCGCCTGCTGCAACAGCTTTATCGTATGCCTCTACACCCTTTAATCTTGCTGTTTCTGCTTTTTCCGCAGCGGCAGTTGCAGAGCCAATTGCAGCAACTGCATTTGCTCTAGTTTGATCTAATGTTGTTCCGTCAGATAGCTTTGCCCCTATAGTTAAAGTTCCAGTAAAATATGCGTCACCATCAATGACTGCACCCGTTGCATAAACAATTCCGTCTATTCCAACCTTAAACTTAGCACTTGTTCCTATTTGGCTTCCCACCCAAATTCTATATGTGGGATCAGTAGAGCTTAATTTAACAATTGATGGAAGTGTTCCTGTAGTGTCTCCTAGAACTATGCTTCCGTCGCTACCAAGTATGGTGCCATTTTTTGAAATAGTTCCTACGGTTTGAGAAGTACCTTCAATTGTCCATCCGCCAATAAACCCTAGACGTGCATCAATTTTCCCGTCTGCTGCTGTTAGTGCAAAAGTTTGTCCCGTTGTATTACTTGTGCTTGTTGAGTTATATCCAAACAAACCTGCGCTATCAAATCTAACTCTTGCGCCAGTTAAAGGTGTTGGACCAGTATATAGAGTTCCGCCATTTAATCTGACATCTCCCGTAAATGATCCGCCAGTTGCATTTATTTTTCCAGTTGTGTATACATCAGACCCATCCCAATAAAAAAACGCTGACGCACTTCCTACTCTAAACTGACCAGTATTTAACCAATAGTTGTGACCATAGTTTGTCGTTGATCTATCTAAAATTATTCCATTATAGGTTCCAAGGGTTTGAGATGGAGTAATTGTTGTTGATGTATTTATTGTTTGTGTAATTCCTGTTCCTATTTTAAATAGGTCTGCTGTTTTGCCACCGATAGAAATAATGGATCTTAATTGAATATTTCCTGCTGGGGCATTGGGATCTGATATCGGGCCAAACTGACCAGAAGCAACTTGCCCAGTCACCGATTTATCCCAAGAGATTGCATTGAAAGGGCTCTTTGCTGTAACCTGCCAATAATAAACTGTATTGGGGGTTAAGCCTGTTATAGAAAATTTGTTTGTTGCTCTACCGTCTACCTGGCCATATTCCCACAATGGGTTTGCAACAGTTGAGGGATCGTTTGCAGACCATCTTATTACATAGCCGTTTGTATTAGAATCAGTGCTTGCGGTCCAAGAAACATCCATCTGTATGCTAAATCCGCTTTTATCTTCTGGGTCAATTACTCCACTAACAGAGACGCCAGTTGGTGCTTTTGGAGGAGTTGAAGTATCTGGGTCGTTTGCTAAAATATTAACAGGGCCAGCAGTTACTGAAGACCTGTTTGCATCTAGCCAGTTATCTCTTACTGTAACCTTTACCCATCTTGGAGCAAAGCTATCTACCTGCACAGTTATATTTGTTGAAGTTCCAGTATAAACTATGTACTCTTCACCAGTAAACGACCCAGTAAGACTTTCAAATATTAAGATATCTGTTTGTACGCTTGCTGGATTTACATTAAACTTTACTCCATATGATTTAATTCCAGGAGTTAAAACTAAATCTGTTACTGGTAAGGTCTCATTAGGAATTGTAAATGAGGTTGAAAATATAGGAGAGTTTGCACTTTCTGTTACCTGTTTAGTTTCTGGATCTTCGTATAAGTAAGTAAACCAAAACTTATATGTTTTTCCAACAACAGGAACCATCTTTATAACTTTTGTATATGATTGTGCAGACGTAGTGGCTGCCGATGCTGCGGCTGCTACTGGATCTTTTTCAAAATCTGCGGGGATTCCTCCTCCGTCGTGCATCATATTTTCTCTCATTTAAAATGAAAGTCCTAATCTATACTCAATATCCATTTGCTTTCCTAGAGACTTAGTAATTAAATTGCTTGGCGAAAGTACTGACCTGCTTATCATTCCATAGTCTACTCTAAATGTATCTTCGTCATTTATTCTAAGACCATCCAGTAAAACTGTTGTTGCGCCAGAACTTTTTGCTTTAGCTCCGACTGATATCTTTACAATAGAATTTTTATCTGGTGTGCCAGATGTAAATCCGCTGCTATATAGGCTGCTTAGATTCAACGATTTTACCTTATAGCCTACAGTAGCTTCTGACGGATACCTTATTTCATAGTAATTATTATTTGAGTCATATGCTCTAAGGAACACGTAGTCTAGATTTAGATCGCTTTGATAGTAGGCCATCGTCATACTGTCATTTGCGCTATATCCAGAAATGTCTAGATTAAAATCATAGAAATAATTTTTTGATTGTGAAGACGCAGCTACTACTGACATGTAGTATGGTCCTATTTTAGGAGACGAGACAGTAACTAGGGCTGGGTAGTTACCTTCGCTATCTAGCCAAGACTGATTGTCTTCAAAAGAAGATATAGATCTACTTCCAAAATCAGTTGTACCAAGAGTTATGCTTGGGAACAGGCCAATCTCATTTATTATTCCAGAGACATCTACTGGTATGGTTGTTTTATATACAACGCCATATGTAGTCAATCCAGTTGAGGTACTTGTTTGTATATCTACGCTTGTAATATTTACTTCCGACCTATAAAATTCAAAATTTAATTGAGTGTCATTTACCGTGGCTGGGGTTGAACCTATTCCCAAAGCAATATCTTTTGATGAGGTGTTGGACTGGCCAGCTAAGAACTGGGTTATATATCTTTTACCAAACTTGGTTAAAATATTTTTAGATCTTGCAATCTCTTTGCCATCTTCATAAAAAATATATTCTCCGTAAATTTTATTTTCCATATCCTCTTACCCCCACAACTTCATCCCCTACGTGATTTTTAATATTAAAAACAAATTCAACGTATTGATTTTTATCTTTGTCCGTAATAAGTTTCTTGCTTACTAAAGTAATGTCTTCAAGATTTGGAGGTCCGAATTCTCCTGGTGGTGGTGGAGGCGGCTCTTCCCCACCGTCATCCCCAGATACAACTCCGCTTTGCTGAAAAGAATATGGAGATACCACTACGTAGTAGTCTGGCTTTAAAATTTTAATTAACGGGTCGCCTGGAAAAAGGAAAAGCTTTTGGGGCTTTGCATTTGAGGACGAAGGCTGTCTTGGGTTATAGGTCATATTTACATTCTACCATTTCATCCAGTATAAATCGATCTGCAGACTATACTTGTAGTTGGCGGGGAAGCGGAATCATAAGTGTTGTCTAATGACAATATAACAAATTTACTAGCAGAATATCCTGTAGGAATCCCAACGTCCTCTGTTGAATATATCTTATTCTCTGGGTAAGATACCTGAATTACATCTCCAACCTGCAAGAGTGGGTTAATAAAAGTTTGAAGAGTCAAAACCTTTTGTTGTTTTGACCACTGGTTTGTCATCCATTTTGCAAGAGACTTTGCTTCATCTTCTCTTTGAATCCAGGTAGAATCAAATGCAACCTGTTCTTTTTTGTCTTCGTCTGTGAGGTCAGGGTCAATATATTCAAATTGATCAGAAGGAGTTATAAAGTCTCCAACTACAATAAATTGTTTTTCTTCTCCGTTGGCAAGCGATGTAAAGGCACCAGTATTATTTAATACAAATGTGTCCATGGTAAATGGATCCAGGGCTGTTCCAACAATTGTTACATCGTCATTGTTTACTAGCTGTGCATACCTTGGAAAGCCTGGTGTTGTATATCTAGCCTTGATTCTTCTTAGCTCTCTAGCTACTGGCCCAAATTCTTTTAGCCACGACACGGTTGATACCGTCTCGCCTTTATTAAATATAAAGTCTCCAAAAGTTTTTATTACAGAGGATGTACCTCCTACAAAACCTTTATATAAATCATATTCGTCTTTTGCAAGAAATTCTTCTTTTGCAATTGATGTTGTATATACATAGTCAAATGCTGATATTCCCTGGAGGGATAGCAAACCAATTTTTTCTACTATTGTTAATGGGTCTGTATCAAGCACAGCAATAACTGCATTGTTAATTGATATCTTAAGAGCTAAAGCTTTTTTTGTTCCACCCGCTGGCTTTGACCAGTTCCCCTTTATGTCAATTCTATAAAGTTCTCCTCCATTAATGTTTGTTATAATTGTTCCATCTGATTCTTTTTGTGATGTTGTCATTTTAACAATCTTGCCTGCTACTATTTTATAAAAATTAACATCTCTGTAATTTTTATCTACAGTGGCATTTTGAGAAGTTCCTATTGTAAGTAGGTATCCACTGGTGTTGTCGGCACTTAAAGAGAATGCAATCCCAGATATTGTTTTTTGGTTTCCTGTTGCCTTTTGAGACACATCGTCTACTAATAATGGGAAATACATATTTGTTCCTATTGCAAAGCTGTTGTTACTATCTGCAGTTACTTCTCCTAAAAATTTAGGACTATCGTGTGTGACTATTGAGTATATCTCATTTGGGGTAATAATCTTTGGTTTTGATGGATCTTCGTTATCTTTTTCTGTGTGCAGTGGTGCATAGATTGTCATCATTGATCTTGGTATAGAGTTTAAAAGGTTATCTTTATTTTTTATAAGATTTCCTTTCTCGTCTTTTTCTACTTTTACCTGGTCTAATGTAAATAGAGAAGGCTTTTCTGCACCGAACGTTCCTGCTTTATGAGTCCATTCTCTTGCTTTCCACTCAGTAGTAAGGCTATCTAGTTTTACTTTGTGAGTTAAAGACTCTGTATCTGTAGGCTTTACTACCTCAAAAACATTTCTAGATTTTATTCTATACACACCAGTTGGTTTAAATGAGTTTGGCATCGCTAACCCTTGATATTTTTGAATATCGGCTTCAGATGTTACCCATTTCCACTCTGGGATTCCTGGAGATGTTTCAGATTTAGTTCCAATTTTAATAAATTCATACAGTATTGCATCGTATTCAATAATTTCTTTTTCTACAACTAGATACCCCGTAAATGAATAAAATTGTTTTTCGTATCCCGATATAACAACTGGCTCTAACTTAATTACTCCTTGAGGGTTGCTTAGGTCTGGCCTTTCAGGCTTCCAGTTTTCTGGCGCAACTGGGTCCAGATCATGTGTTAAAGCCGCAGCTCCTAGTGTTACTACTGGAGATGTGTATAGGTTGTCTGCATTTACTAAATAAGATGAGCTTAGCTGCGGGCTATATAAAACTTTAATTGCTTTCACTGAAGGAACGTTGTCAATAGACAAAGAAGATATGTTTGCTAGGTTTGTAACGGTACCATTAATTTTTGAAGAGTACCTAAAAGAAGCATTAATGGGATTATCTTTTGCAAATATTTTATCTCTAGGATAAAACTGCAGTACGTCATTATGGTCAAATATTGCTATCATTTGTGTGTCTTTGCATAAGTCCTGTATGTGTTGCCAGACTGTTTTTTCTTTATCCGTATACCAATGGAAGGGTGTTATCGTTGAATCATCTTCATCGGCTAAATTAAAAATATAGTTTGTAAATCCAACTGAATCTAAAAGCCTTCTAATTATTGCAACCGAAGACATGTCTGTTGTAACTATGTCTGGCGGCTTGATGTACTGCAACTCTTTGGCCCCATCTAATGACATTATGTCAACTAGACCAAACTCATCAGCGCTGTAGGAGTCTATATAAAATGTTCCAAGCTTGACAATTTCCATATCTACTCTTACATACGGCCTTGCAATAACGTTTTTGTATAAATTAATTTTGTTTTTATTAAATGAATTTACCTTGTCATAATTTTCATAAGCTTTATCGTATGCGTTTATTGACATTCTCATTGAGTTTGCTGTTACGTCTCCGACTGGAACTAGGCCGTCAACCTTGTCAGACGAGTTTGCCGATATATTAAATGACTCTACTCTATCGCTTACATCAATAACATATCTTGCCGATAGCTCTACCATACCAAGAAATCCTAATTTAGGAGCAGTGCTTGTATCTGGCTTGGTTGATATAGGTACGCTAATTTTCTTTACTTGTAATTTTAACTTATGTATATCAATAGATTTTTCGGTGTCTAAATCTGCTTCAACGGTTGTCCATAGAGGAAGACCCTTGTAGTATAGGTTTATTACTCCATTAACTATGCCAGCAGAAGTTCCATTATATATTACTGTTTCTGCTCCAAGTTTATCTGTTGTAGTTAAAGTCCATTCTGTTGGGGTTGAATGTGATGTTTCAAATTTAACAACTATCTTATTGGTTGCCGCTGTTTTTAAAATAGGATACTCAACAGTTAATATGCAATTAGTCAGAGTGGTGTCTCCAGTGGCACTTAGAACAACAGCAGGTGAAACCCAATATTTATATGGTAGCTGCAAGCTTGAGAAGTATAATCTTTTGCTAAAAGAAGCTGACGATGAGTAAGACTGCTTTGATCCTATTCCGCTTTCTAGGTTTGCTCTTACGCTTCTGTCTCCATCAATCATATACTGAATGCCAGCCAACTTTGGTCTTCTTGGATCAATTATGCTGGTTATTGGAAATAGCTTTTCAAATGGCTTGTATGTATTACCAAAAGAATCTGTTTTTGTTACCTGTAGGTCTCCTGCAGGATTTGTGGCTGTTCCATTTGGCCCACGCATAGTAACCCCATCAATTAATTCATTCATGTTGTATTCTAATGTGCAACCATTAGTCATCTTAAATGACTGTGATGTATTAATGTAGCTAAGCAGCCCTGGCGATCCTGTAATCATTAAACTTCTTCCAGTGCTATAGATACATCCCAAAATTCTTGCGGTTCTGGCAATACCGTGATGGCGGATGCTGTTGATGAAGTAGGTGTTCCAGCTATAGTCCCTGCAACAGTAAATGATGTTGGGGTAGCTGCGGTAACAGTAAATACTCCGTTATATGCTGCAAATGTTGCTCCAGATATGCTAACTTTATTTCCAACCGCAAAACTATTTTTACCAGTATATGTTGTTACTGCGCTGGCGTATGATATTGCAGTTATACTTGAATTTTTAAATACCCCGCCTGTTCTTAAATTTCTTTTTGTAACGGTAAAAGTGCAAGAGGTAAATGACATCATCATTGTTTTCTCTCTTGAAGCCACTCCATTTGGAGAAACCTTTACATTAAATGCACCTTGTCCAGCAGTTGATTCATAAAACTCTTTAATGTTCATAGCTCCCCAAGCCCCATCTACTGTCATAGAGGCATAGGTTGGTAAGCCTGTCCAGCTGACCGAGAGCATGTCTTTGTCAGCAATAAATATTTTTCTTAATGTTCCATTTGACATTCTCTGGGTTTTTTCAATTCTCTGTATATCTAATGTGGCGCTTGCTCTATTGTGTTCACTTAATGGCTGCCAGACTGCAGGGGTAACTGATGAGTTTTCAAATGTTATAAGGGATCCAAGCGGAAGTGTCATTGCCATTATTTAGCTCCTACAGTAAATGATGGGCCAGCCATTTTAGCGTTACGTGAATCAAGGCTCTTAATTGCTGTAATTGTTTTCTGAGTTACCATGCTAGACAATTGCTCCAAGTTTCCATCATATCCATTAATATTATTTGTAATATTATATACGCCTCCACCCATTGTAGCATTATTAGCGTTTGGATTAAAGGGGTTCATGTTAGCAGGAACGACTGCTTCATTCTTATGAAGCATAGCAAGCATATCAGCTGGCACGTTATTCACTCCAGTTTTTAATTGAGGTATGCCATATGTAGATCCTATGCCATTACCACTATATTCAAGAATTTTCTTAAAACCAGCAACTAATTTTTCTGGGTCCAGCATCGCTAGAACATTGTGAAGTTCTGCCCCTGGATTTACCTGCATTCCTCCAGTGTGAAGTATTGAATCAAGCTTTGATCTAATTAAAGCCTCTGCAGTTTCAGTTCCCTGGCTAAAAGCTTGTGCTCTTGCATCGGAAGCAGTGCTACCAATCTTTCTTAATTCGGATCCACCTTCTTGCAAAAGGAATTCAAATGCTTCTCTATTTTTTCCAGCTTTTAATAATGTCTTTATATAAGTTCTCAAGAATTTAGGATTTGATATAGATAGTGCAGGTATTCCATGTCTAATATCTAAAGGCTTGGCAGATTTTATTCTTAAGGCTAACTCAAATAAACTAGACAATGGGTTGGTTTCTAAATTTTTCTGTCTATAAGCTTTTCCAACGCTCTGGCTGGATGTAGTGAAGAGGTCTAAGCCAAACCAGTTTTTAGCTGGATTGATTGCTTGCCCTTTAAATAATTTGCCAGCTTCACCTACTGGTCCAGAACTTAAAACTCTATTTGCTATCTCTGACAGTGCGCCTCCATGGAAAGAGGTTGTTCCTAATGCGTCTTGAATTGAAGACATTGGTAGACCTGCAGGAAATACTCCCTTTACATCATCACTGGCATTTTTTACCATAAAATCTGTAAGCTTTTTACCAAAGAATCTGTTAACCATAAGTCTTGATACTATTGGGTTTGATTTTATAGCCTTGCTTTTAAGGAACTTCATGATTCGGTCTTCTATATTTTTTACTTTTGCTCCAACAGCGCTTCCATAGTAATACCTTCCTCTTCCATGAACTATTGGATTAAAATCATACATACCTCTATTTAGCTGACCTAAGATGTCATACAACGTACCATCTCTCTCGCTCAAAAAGTCGCTGGTCTTTGGATGCTGGGGGTCAGTGCCTTTTCTTACCCAACCACTTCCATAATCATTAGGTTCATATCCAGCTTCGTCTAATATTTTAATAAGCGGTGCTTCATAGTCTTTTCTTGCTTTTAATTGTTTTGGATCTAGTAGTAAGTCTGTCTGTGCTTGACCAGACTTTCTTCCGTACTGATAGCCATGTTTTAAAGTTTCGTTTTCAAGTTTATTCGGAAGGCGTAGTTCTTTTATTCTGGCTGGGATTCCTGTAACGCCACTCTTAATCTTAGAAAGCAGTCCCTTTGCCTTAGCAAGTATTCCCTTAGCGGCAAAAGGAATTTTTCCTAAATCATTTTTTAATCCAAATCCTGGGTATCCTACGTTCCAATTTGTTACAATGCCATCTTCTGTTTTATAGCCAGAGTATCCTCTTTTGCGAAGGTAATTAGCGAAATCGTCACTTATGTATGTCGGCTGAGAGACTCCAAATTTATTGGCATAGCGTAATTTTTCCGCTGCCATTTCTGGGCCATCTGTTATTGCGCCTTTTCCAAATGCAGTTTTAAGCCAAGCAAGAGGGGATAGGCTAAGCTTGTGTGCGTTAGTTGAAAATTGATCACTTGCATACGTGGTGCTGTCAAGGGCGCCATAGGTACCAGGTCCATAAGTATGCATTGCATCTGTTCGTCTTCCTATGTTAGGAGTTAGAGCATCTGGTGAATTATGTGCAAAGTGCGTCCAGGCTTTTGCATCCTTTACCCTTTGTACTATTTTACTTATATGAGGAGCTATTTTATTTCCAGCAAATCCAAATGGTACTGACAGTCCTGCTGTTAATGCAACATTTTGTGCGGACTTAGAGAAGCTCATATTCTTTAATTCTTTATTGGCATTAAATCCCTTAACTCCAGACTGAGTTCCGCCCTTTACTCCATACTGAGATCCGTCTTTAATTAGGCCAGCCAGTCCTTCAACTAGCCCTATTCCAACGCCACCAAGTCCTCCTGCGCCACCGAATGTAAGTCCTGAAAGACCACCTTGCGCCGTGTTGAATGCGACTCTACCTAGTGCTCTACCCCATTTAGATAGCCCAGATGCATTTTCATTTGCACCCCATTTTAATGAAAGTCTTTTTTCAATTTCTTCCATTGATTGCCAGATTGCAGCAGAGCCCATAATCTGTGGCATCTTTTTAAATCCAGATTTAACCCATCCGCCAAAACCAAATTTTGGTATTCCGCCCACGTGTCCGCCTTTATGGAAGCCTAAACCAGATTTGATTTTCTTAAATAGCTTACCCCAGTTAATAGTTGACTGCATAGATCCGCCAGAAACTAATGTTCCATTAGTACCAATCAGTTGGCCATTTGTGCCAAGAATTTCTCCTCCACCTTCAATTCGGCCCTTACTTAAAAAGTATTCATGTTTTTCGGGAACATACTCTGGATAAATTGTTTTATATTTATCAGGCAGGAATAATTCTGCTCTTCTGTTTCTGGCTCTGTTCTCAGCAGTTGTATTTGGAACAAGAGGTCTGTACTCCCCGTATCCCACTGGAGTAAATGCTGTACCAGGAACAAATTTTGACATATACTCCGCAATAGATTTTGCTCTATTCTGTGAAAGAATCTCATTGTCTTTTCCTTTACCTACAGAGTCTGTGTGCCCCTGAACAACTATTGATGCTAGCTTATGCTTAATAAGATCTTTAGCAATTGCTTGAAGTTCTAGTCTTTGCTCTTTATTTAATGTGTAAGAGTTTGTAGCAAAATTAGCTGTGATTGGCGGAACTTCAATTTTAATAATCTGCTTATTAGCATCTTGCCATGCTTCTATTGGGCCCATCAATTTTCCACCTTGATGGTTTACGTTTACAGTTGTTGACCCATTTCCAAATGAGCTCTTGTGATCAGACTGAGCAGTTGGAGTTATTGGTCCGCCTGCTGCAAATCTACCAGCATTTAGTGCATCAAAATGATCTACTCCATATTTAGCTACGGAGTCTGCTTTAATTACATATTCACCATTTGATAAGTAGGCTGGGATGGAATCAGATGTTGCAGTTCCCGCTCCTCTAATATATCCACCGTCTGCTTTTTTGTAAGGATCAGTCACTTCAATTATCTGGCCCCTGTTATCCATCTTGTATACAAATATTTTTCCATCGTTATCAGTTAATGAGAAAAATTGTCCAGGCAAAATTCCTCTTTCTTCTGCAACGTCCTTAACCTTTTGTCTAGTTCCTAACTTACCAAACCCGCCAAGACCTGACCAATCTGCCAAAGTTGTTTTACTGATCGTGTTTGTTCCGACACCAGCTTTTCCTAAATCATAAGGAGCATCTTTTGTTCCAGATCCTCTTCCACCAATTTCAAACTTTTTGCCATCGACATAGATGCTAACATTTCCTTTAACATCTATAGTGCTCATTGCGCCTAATTTATTTTGAAGTCCATCTGTAAGGGCCTTTGCTAGGTCAAGATCTTTTAATCCATTAAGTTTAATTCCTGCAGCCTTAGCTGCATCTGCAACAGCGCCAAGCATTTTTTCAGATTCCTTACCTGCTTTCCACTTTGCTCTTTCTGCTTCTGGCTGCTTTAATAATTCAATTTCCCAGTTTAGCATTGCAGAATTAACTGAGCTGATTGCGCTTTCTTGGTTAGTAATTGTTTTAGAAAGGTCTCCTAATTTTTCACCTGCAAGTTGTGCTTTGTCTGCTATGCCCTGCTGCTTACCCTGAATTGCTTCAATTAGTTTTTGAAGCGGTAAGTTCTTTAAAGTATTTGAGTCTTCAAGGGATTTCTTTTGTGAATTATATTGAAGCTCGCTTTGGTATCCTTGAATGTCTAGGCTAGCCTGTTGTGCGCCAGCAATGTTTCCAGTTGCAAGTGCTGCATCATATTCTGCCTGCTTCTTTGCAATTTCTCTACCGATATCGCCTTCTTGTTTTGCGGCATCAAGAGCTTTTAATCTTGACTCTGTTAGCTTGTTGTTGGCATCTATTTGTTTTTGAATAGAGTTTATCTTATCTCTATCTGATATTTGCTGTGCAACTGACTGGCCTCTTGCTGCTTTTTCATACGCCGCCTGTAGTTTTTTATTTGCATCCAAGGCTTTGTATTGCTTTTCTAGCGCACCACCAGGAGCTCTATTTGCAGCCTCTATTGATTTTCCTAAAGCTATCTGTAAGTTATAAAGGTCATTTGTCTGTTGATCATTTAGCGCTCTCAGATCTCCAGTGTATCCCTTAACTTGAATTCTTGTTTTTTGCCATAAAGACAAAGCCGTTTCTTGCTCATTAACAATTTGTCTAATTGCTGGGTCTATCTTAGACATTTCGTCTACAACCTCTTTAGTCAAATATCCTTGATTTTGTACTTTAGAATTAATCTCATCAATTGCAGCTTGTTCTTGATCAAGCATTATTTGTTTTTCGTCACCCGTTGAAAGATAAGTTCCATCTTTGTTGGCTTGTTTACGTGCTTCTTTTAATGCCTTTGCCTGCCTAGACTCTACGTCAGTAGATAATGCCATCATGGCTGTGTTGAGTTGGTTTGCCTGCTCTGTTGCATCACGATTAGTTTCCATTGCAGTAGTTAAACTATCTATTGCACTGGCTGCAGCAGATGCCGTGTCTTTTATATCATTAAAGCCTTGTGAGCGAACTGTGTAGGCTGCGGCATTAGGTGCGAGATCCGATGCTGCATACATTGTGTATATCTTTTTAGCTGCATCTTCTGCTGACATTCCCATAGCAATTAATTGTTCTTTAAGTCTTATAGCTAAAGCCTTCTGATCTTCTGCGTTGTCTCCAGTTTGATTGATAAGAGCAACCTGATCAGAATAGTTTTCTTTGACTTCTTTTTTTAATTTCTTGTATTCTTCAATTGTAATCTTTAAAGGAGTGCCAGATCCCTTCATGCTTTCATAAAGAAGAGTATTCTTTTCTCTTAATGCTTTTGCATTATTAATTGCTTCTTTAATCTTGTCATTAAAGTTTGTAAATTTAAGTCCTGCTTTTGATGCGGCTTCTGCTGTCATACCATAACCCAGAGCATTTAATCTTAAGGCTTCTTTATGTTCCTGCCATTTTTTCCATGCAAACTGTACGCCAATTGCAGTTATTCCAAGCGCAAGATTAAATCTTGTAAATATTTTTAATGCTGCCCCTAATGATTTGCTTAAAAGATTTGCGCTGCCGCTTAACTTAGTAAGTTGAGTTCCATATTTTGTATCAACCAAAAGAGGCTTTCCATTACGGAAAACACCCTCTACTGCTGTTTTGGCTCCAATAGGCTGCGTGGCTTTAGGGAACATATTGCTAATTCCTTTGCCACCGCCCTTTGGCATTGCGTTACCCATCAGTAAGAATGGAAGGAATGATCCCATTGTGGTCATTACGTTTCCAGGAGTTCCTCCAATCTTTTCACCAGCATACTTTGAACCTTCGCTTATACCCATAATTAAAAGCAATTGTTTAAGCATTGGAATGAGGCCGCCTGGATTAAACCCATTAATAGGTCCGCCAGCCTTATATCCATTTGGAATTATGCCGCCAGCATTTCTTGGAACAAATAGCTCTGGTCCTTTTTCTCCAACAATGTATGGCTGCCCTGAATTAACTGGCCCACCCATTTCTCTTTTTTCTATTCCAAATACTAACTGCTTTAAGGTTTCTGTTAATGGTGTGTCTTTTTTAGATTCCCAGTTTGCAAACTTTTTTCTAAGAATTTCTCTATCTATAGCAGAAAGAACTTTTCTTCCTTCTGGTGCAGACAATGTTGAGGAGGCCGCAGATCTTATTACAGAATCCATAACATCTGGCTCTACTGCTCTTATTAAGTGGCCCTGTGCGTTCTTGGTATATCCATATGGCATTTCTTTGGCAAGGGATGCAGCAAATTTATCATATAGAATTTTTTGCGTTCTCTTTGTTAAGCCAGTAGATCCAAAAAGTTTTTCAGCCATTCCTATCTGTAATGATGTTACTCCCCATGGGGCTGACTCATACGTGCTTGGTTTAGGTGCACCTGTTGGCCCAAATCCTGCGCCAATTCTATGCATTGCTTTGCTCTTTGTAATTGCTTCAAGCAATCCACCAAATCTAAATCCGTTTGCATCAGTTTTAAATGCATTATCTGACAGGCTTGCTGAATGGCCAGTTTGTCTGCGCTTTAGTTCGTCTGCCGCTACCATCTTTGCTATAGCCGCTGGCGTCATTTGTTTTTCTGGTGACATCTGTAAACCAGAGTGAATTCCATGAAGCTCTTTCCAATTTACGCCTCTTGCATCAGATAGCCTTTTAATCATTGCTTCATAAACAACTTTTTCTTCTGGGTTTAAATCAAATCTTGAAACTGTCTGCTTAAGCTTTGGTAAAGCGCTTTCAATCTCTTTAAGCATACGGCTATGATATTCATCTGCGGTCATGCCTTTTGGTATTTGATGAGTTGACTCAGCAAAGAATTTCTTAGCTCCGCTGCCTTTTTTTCCTAATAGATTTATATAAGCCTGATCTTTTACTGAGGGCATAACTGATGCGTAGCCTCTAAGCCCAGATGCTGCTGAGAATACTCCAGCTGGTCCTACGTCTGAAAGAACGTTTCCAGATAAATTACCTCTTGCCAAATCTTTGTCTCCACGTAAAGCTGATGCGACTAGCTGTCTAAAATATTCGTCTGTAGTAAATTTAGCATCTGTCGCTGCAACTTTGGGATCAAATTTAGACTCAAGTGCTAATAGCTTTCTTCTACCAGTTGGATCGGTAGGGTCTCTCATTACAACAACTTTTTGTGTTGGAGCATGTAATCCATGAACCTCACGAGCAATTTGTGTTGCTCTCATTTCTGCAACTGCTGCTCTCTCGTCTAACACTGGCTTTACAAATACTTTTTCATCGCCCTTCATATAAAGTCCGCCAACTCCTGGAACAGGGAAGCTACGGCCTGAAGTAGGAGAGAGAAGTTCTCCGTATTGAGTTACTGGGGTCTTTGCAAATCTAGAATCAGTAACTGCCTGGTTTGCTTTTTCCATGGCAACTCTTTTTGCTCTTTGTTCTTCAACTTGTTTTATAGTTTTAGGCATGCCAATAAAGAAAGGCTTACCGTATCCATATCTTCCTCGCTCTACAGCTCCTCCAGGAATAGATCCTCCAGCATTTCTTTTAAGAAATGCTCTTGACATCATTATGGCAAGTCTTTGTCTGCTTGCATTAAATGAGCTTCCGCTGAATGTTCCAAGCATTCCTTTTGCAAGGCCAGCCAACTTTGAATTTTCAATTGTAGTTAAACCATTTCTGGATTTAACAAGTGTTTCTAATGCCGCAATAGGCTTTCCGTCTCTTGGTCCCATAGGTTGAAGTACTGAATTGAATATTGATTTAAATGATCTATCTCCAACTCTTATGTCCTTAAATGACTTAGAGCCAATTACTTCTTTTTCAAACCATTTTTCAAATGTCATTACTCCATTTTTACCACCAAATACTCTTGTATCTTTTTCAAGATTTTTCAGCATTTCATTAAACACTTTATTAAATTGAGTATTATTTCTTGGGTCTCCGCCAAGACCTTGTGCTGCAGTCATCCATGGCTCAAATGGATGTCTTCCTGCTGCAATTGCTTTTCTAAATTCTTTTGCTAGCTGTGGACCAGTCATTCCGCTGCCGACTGATCGAGTTTGTTGATTTGCATCTCTGCTCATCCAAATTGGAATTCCTCTACCAACACTTACAGAGTTAGCATATCCTCTTGTTGCCCGCACCCTTTTAAGATCAGCAGCAGATGCTTCAGATACGTGGCTTCTTTCAAAAGCTGTCTCTCCGCCAAATTCGTGCATACCGCTTCCAGATGTATTTCCAGGTCCGCCATTTAATTCATACATCAAAGGCATATTTCTTTTTGCAATATTCGCTGGTATGACTGCTTCTCCAGGTGTTAATACAACTGGGACTTGTCCGCCTTCTTGTGCATAATAAGACTTGCCTCCAAGTATATTTGTTATTAACGGAAGATGCTTTTCAGTTGCAGCTTTATTAATTACAAATGCGCCAGGCTCTGCTGTGGTGTGGTAGGTATCCGTGTCACCAGTTCCTGGGACAAAGCCTCCTTTTGCAAACCTTGGCTTTGTTGTTTCAATGTTATATCCAGCACCTGATGTTCTTACGCCACCGAGAGCTCTTGCAATTCTATCAACCATTGCTTTTGTAGGTCCCTTATGAAACATTTCTTTCATATTAGATTTGCCTGTGACTGGATCTACTACTGGCTGGGAAGTGAGTGGTACTGTAGTAAGGTTTGCTGTTCTTCCCATTCCTGCTGCAGTTAATCTTGTTGTTTCTGCAAGCATTGCTTCAACAGTTGCATTCAATGAAATAATTCTTGCTCTACCTTGTTCTACAGTTATTTTACTTTGTTGAACTTGCTGTACGATTGCTGCAGTTTCTTTTGCGGCAAGGTCTGTTATCTGACTAAACTCTGGGAGTAGTGCTTGATATGAATCGGATAAACTTGATGTAACAGTTCCTGTTGCCATAACTTCTGCTTTTAATATTTTAAGTTCTGCTTCAGATTGCATAGCAATAGCGGCTGTCATTGCATGCCATTTTGCAGCCTCTGCGGCGACAATTCCTGTTGATGCTCCTCCAACTGATGTTAGTCCAGGAATTTTTGGAAGATCTGCATCCATGTAGGCTTGTGGATTTCTGCCAACTCTTATGTTTACTGGCTTTGCTCCTGGAACTGTTCCAAATATTGTTCCATCCTGTGGGTTACCAGAAGGAATTAAATGTGACATGTCTCTTGAATATGGTTTACCGACTAGTGGATTATTTTTATCCACCATTCTTCCAGCTGGGCCAGCTGCCATTATTACTCCGCCTGCTACTGTTGATACTGCTGGCTGGACTGAAACTTTGGCCGCATTTGCTTTTGCTTCTAGATTTATAAATGACTCTGCAAGTGTATTTACTGCATTTGATAAAACAATTGTTGCTTCTGTATCAGAGTAAAATGATGTTGCGAGTCCCTTGGCGGCTGCATCTGCGGCCATGATCTCTGGTGTTAATAATTTAAAACCTTGTCCGCCTTTTGCCAGCTGCCTTAGATGAAATATTCCCTTAATAACATAGCCAATAAAGTTGCCCATAACACCAGCCAACATAATAAGAGGTCCAGCAATTGCTGTAAAGCCTCCTAATACATTTAATAATGTTTTAACTGGCTCTGGAAGCTTTTGGAAAAACTTTATAATTGCGTCAACAACTTTTAATACCTTAGTGCTTATTCTTAAGAACTGCTCTCCTGCTCCAGCTAGATCTGCTTGAACTGATGCCCAAGCTCTTTTAAATTGACCAGAGGCTGACTCTGTCATCATCTTTAATTCTCGATCTGAAATCGCTGCTAAGTCTGTTACACTTGCCTTCATTAAGTCCATTACCTGGAGTGTCTGTGAACCAGATTTCCCTAAGTTTTCAAAGAGGGCCGACATTCTTGCAAACTGAAACTTACCGAATAGTTGTTCAATTGCTCTTGATTTGTCTAAAGGATTAAGATTATCTAAAGCGGCCTGTAATTCTAATATTGTTGCAGTAAGGTCTCCAGCATTACTATTTACAATTCCCTTTAGATCAATTCCAAATCCAGCGAACTGCTCTGTTGCAACCTTGGTTGGGTTGATAAGTGATGCCATTGCTGACTTAATTGCGTTTGCGCCTTCTGATGCATTTACTCCACCTTCTTTCATTGCTGTAAGGTATAGTGCTAAATCTTTTACATCTCCGCCGAGTGCTTTAATTACTGGACCAGCTTTTGGAATCGCTTCAGTTAAATCTGCAAGGCTTGTTGAAGTTTGGTTTTCAACTGCGTTGAGGAAGTCAATTGATTGTGCAAGCTCGTCTGTGTTTTGTTTAAATGCATTTTGAATAGCAAGAGTTGCTTTCATAGCATCTTGTCTGTCAACTTCACCAAGGACTGCAAGTCTTGTTGTTTGCTGTGTAGCTGCAATTAGTTCATTGCCCTGTTGTCCAGTTGCTGCTAAGTCTGCCGCAAGTGCAATTGTTTCTTTATAAGCAACACCATACGACCCAGCAATCTCTCTTGCTGTAGCTGTAACATCTTTTCTTACCTGCGCCAAGTCTGCAGATGAAGTTGCTGCAAGTCCGCCGTAGACCTTTGTTAATCTTACTAGCTCTGCATCCGCTTCTCTAAATGCTTTTTGTGCTGCTGCTCCAAACATAACCAAAGGAACTGTTAGTCCTACTGTTAGCTGACGACCTGCCCACTGGGTATTTTTACCCCAGTTAATAAGACCAGTAGATCCATCAAGCATTACCTTGTTCATTATTGCGGCTTCTTGTCTAGCAATAGCCATCTTATTCTTTATTTCATCAAGGCCCTTTGCAACCATAACATTGTACTGCATTTGGCCTTGTGCATTTTTACCTACAGGCTGAACTATAGCTTGCTGAAGCATTACTTGCTGCTTAGCAAGGTCTCTAATTAAATTGCTTGTTTTCTTTGTATGACCGTTCCAAGCATTATAATAATCGTTGAGCTTGAGGCGACCTCTATCTAAGTTCTTACCGAACTTGTCTACGTCTGAAGATAGTGATACAAAGTGTTGAGAGAACTGGCCTGTTGATGTAAGCGTTGTAGCAAACGACTTGTTCATCACTGCAATTTGGTTTGCAAGCTTTGCGTTTGTTCCCGCTGTTGTTTCTTGTAACTTTACGAGTTGGGCAGTAACCGCAGCTAGTTGAGCTCTTAGGCTCGTGAAGTCTGCGTGGGCGGTAATATTGGTAGTTATTATATTATCTGCCATATATATATGTTACTCTATAGAGTATCCTAATCCCGCTCCGACACCGAATCCAGCTTCCGCTGCTAAGCCACCTTGTAATGAAACAACATCGTCTGCTGATGCATTTATACCAAGTGCTCTTCTTCTAATGTCTTCGAAGGATGACCCCTCCTTATTTTCATTACTGCTTTCATTTAACTCAACGCCCTGTATTAAAGCTAAGAACTTTCTTTTCTCTTCTTCAGTTTTTTGCATTGATTTAAAAGTCTGGACCATCTCTGGCATCGAAAGACTATCTTCTAATTCTTCGTAATTTTTCCAATTACCTAGAAGAAAGACTTCCCCTTCTAAAGCGGCTAAATCTAGTTCTGCCCAGCCAGTACCGTTGCCGCTAGAAGGTTTGGGTCGTCCATCTTAATTCCACCGCATACTTCAAGAATGCGATTGATTGTTGGAACGTCAAGTGTGTCTTCAAATGCGTCAATGTCTTTAACTAGCTCTGGTAGTTGCTTTTCTAAAGCCACTGCACATGCTTCGATTAAAATTGTTAGTGTTTCATCTTCTGATGAAACTTCTGCTGTCTTCTGAATGACGACCATAAACTTGCGAAGCTCTTTAATTGTTAAAGGCTTAAGCTTAACTGTTGCGCCATTTGCTAGTTGAATTTCTTCAACATCATATACCGTACTTGCCATTTTAATCCTCCTAGGATCTTGTCTTAATTATTGTATCATATTCAAAATACAAGAGCAATAGAAAGCCCCCCAATTTCTTGGGGGGCAATCTATTAATTAATTAATATTAATTATGCTACTAGGACACGGTCAACAATAATGCCGTATTCCCTGCCTTGCTTTGCTTCTACTGGAAGCAAACGGAAGGTTACTGGGAATGTTGTTGCTGCGTTACGTGATAGTGAGAACTGTGACTGTTGTACAGAAAGAACACGACGAGCATAATATACACGCTCTGTCTTTGTTGCAGATTCTGTAGGTGCCTGTCCAACTGCTACTAGCTGACGCTCTGTTGGTGCAATACCAAGAGCTCCTGCCTCTAGACCAATTGTGTCTGTCTTATTTTCTGCTACAGCTGTTCCAGTTGTTACTGCTGAACCTGCCTGTCCAAATACTGCAAGAACGTTCTCAAGAGTACCTTCTGCAAGCTCTGTTGCAATCATAACTTCCATTGACTCTTTGAAAAGTTTTGCTGAGTCAAGAAGCTGATCTACTGTTACTGAACCGTATGATGGGTTGTAAGTAATTTGAAGACCGTTATTTGTAAATCCAACGTTTCTCCACTTTGCTTGGTTTCCTACCGCGTTAAGTGTGTCTGCGTATGAAGCTGTTTTTAGTACTGGTGGGGTTGCTGCTGCATTTTTTACAACAAAAGCTACACCGTCGGTTGAACCTGGCTCCATGTCATCCTTGTAGCCTGCTGATGTTGAATCAAGTGCTGACAAGAATAGTGGAGAAGCTCCAACTAGAATATTTTTGGCTGATGCCATTTGTATTACCTCCATTAAATAAATATATATATTGACTTACTTTTAAATCTAAATCAAAGCTGGCTAGGCTCTCTTTTTCCTCTTGCCTAATTTTACTGGATAACTATACTAAAAGCAACTAGTTGAATCTGCCGCTTTTGTCTGTGGTCCTTGAATACTTGACTTCTAGGATCACATCTGTGGACATAAAGCCCTTTAGCTCCATGGACGGATCTATGGGGGATGTTTCTACAATATGGATGCTGTGAAACTTTAGCTTGCTAGGCCTATTTTGATCATTTACATCTACTGCCGATTCGTCCATTCTTCTAAATAGATCAGTCATGAGGTTTCTAATCTCATATATTTCCGTGACGTCTGTGGAGTATATTGTAAATAAGATCTTCTCGCAGCATATTAACCAGTTCTCTTCATATGACATCCCTATCTTGTCATAGATTATATGCTTCTTGCCGTTTAAAAATTGATCCATTTCTGGGGATTGCTGTACTGGGATGATTGGAATTATCTCTTTTCCGAGATTATCTGAATAGTAGTCATAGGCATCAAATATAAAAGAATCTTTTAGTTCTTTCCACAAAAATTTACGAAGCTCGAACATTGCGTCTATTTTATAGTCTACGGTCATAGTGAGCCTCCAAATGCTGCATCCAAGGATGCGTCTGCCTGTATCCTTATTTTACCAGGGGTAAAGCTATATTGCACCTTTTTAATATTCATTGGTACGTCCAAAGCCTTTGCCATTTTTAAATTAAATATTCTTTGTAGGCCTGATGATTTTATTGAAGAGTTTACTAATTGCCCACCAAAAAATCTTCCATAAGATAGTGAGAACTGGTGGGATGCTTGTGCTCCACCAGGCTTCCTAACGGTCACTGAGGTGCCTTTGGGCATAAAGACTGTTTCACCATCCATCTCGAATACAAGTCGCTCAGCGGACCTTGGGCGGATTACTATGGGCATTCCAGCCTCCATCACGTCAGCCTTGTTTCCAAATACATATTTTTTCTTTTGTTTTTTATTTTTAGTGGGCACAGATGATTTTGATAATTTAAAATTATAGTTTATTCTAAATGATAAGCCTTCCATCTCAATTGCATAAAGATTAAATAATCTAGAAGATGGTATGCCTGTTTTATTCCATTCGTAAACATGGTGTAATGATCGGGGCTTTGTTCTTGCCTGGGAATCTATATATAGCCCAAAATCTTTTTCTATCTGATTAAAGATAGTTGTTTTAAATAGATTCTTAAATGATTCGTTTGTAGTTAATTTTGAAAGGACTGCAGCCTCATAGTATAAGAATGCTGATATTTGTGCAACCGTGCTGTCCTTAATAACTCCTGGGACTGAGCCTGCCATTAGTCTTTCTAGGCCGCTTGCTGTTTGAATTAAAGCTACGCTAGAATCCAATTTCCTGATTCTCCGATCTCTTTGCAATAGAGTTGTATGCAAGGACATTACCAAATGGATCGGTAATCGGGGTAGAGCTTATAACTTCAAATACTGTTGGAGTGTTATTTGGATAGTTTATTTCTTTCCATACCACGTTGCCATTCATATCTCTAACGTTAGTAATTTTTTCTCTATACGTTATTTGGTCTGGCGTTCTTATCTCAAGCATCTGCTCATTCATATACTTGTTGTTAAACGTTTGTTTGTCTCCGCCTCTTCCTGTGCCAGAATTTGAAATCATTCCTTTTGCAGAACATGGAACAGACCTAGTAAATATCCATTCTTTTTTAATAGCACCAGTATTTTCATCTTGAGTGTCTAATTGAAGATAGATGTCTAGCTTCATTGGCATTAATGAAGTTGCCAGGCTCATTTAGAATACGACCATGCCATTTGTTACATATGGCGCAAGCAGTTGATCCGCGTATAAGTTTCCAGTTCCTCTGTGTGCGTCTTCCATGAACTCAAACTTCCAGTCAAATGTGCTTATGTTTTTTACGTATTTATCTTTCCATGCACGGTCTTGCTCGAAGTATTGTTTCATTAAAATTTTACAGGCTTCTTTAACATTGTCTGGCACATAGTTCCAGCCAAATAAACCTTCAACCTGATATCTCAGGTCTTTCTTAAATGTTCCAGAATGACCCCTACTATTAACTGATGGGGTAACCATTCCGTTTGCCGAGTATATTGTGTCGTCTTGAAGATCTTGTAGGTTAACTCTGACTCCATAATTTGATTCAGAAACTATTGGTATATAGAACCAGTTGTTTACGGAAAGCGCAGAATCAAATACTTTAACGTCTTGCTCATAAAGTTTTGTAATTTGCTCTATTCTAATTGGAAGCGGAAGAATGTCTGATCCGTGACCTTGTGCAACTTGTGTGCCTATATAGCTATGAAAAAATTGATTTGTATACGCTTCAATTAATTTTCTAGCATATTTCTCTGCTTGCTGTAAATCATTATATGTTTTATGATTTGGGTCAGAAGGGTCCGTACCAATATTTAAATCGTCAATTACATCGTATATATTTACATACGGCGTAACAATATCTACCATTTGAATGTTTGAAGAAGATACACCAGAGACTGAATAAGTCCATTCAATTCTAAGCTTTTTAGGTTGGCTTGCGATTGTATGTGGAATTATAATTTCATACGTTCCAATATCTGTATCTAGTTTTGTGGCAGTATAAGTTGCTATTGTAGCGCTTAGAGTACCAGATGGCAATGCTTCTTTTACTACTGCAGTTACATTGCCAGTTGCATCTGTTATTTCTCCACCCCAGTATAATTTAAATCTTACTGGTGAAGCTTGCTTTACATATATTTCTGCCATTAACTTATGTTAACGTTTAGTTATAGAAGTCTTGAACTTCCTTTGGTGTCGCTAAACGAAAACCCTCCTCTGTATCAAAGATTTTTTGAGCGTCATCTTCAGACATTGCTATAAAAGGATGATCTTTTGTAAAGGTATATCCGTGGATATCGTATCTGTGATTATCTCTTGTCATTCTTACAAGCAGGGTATCTTCTGGTTGCGCTTTTGGATCAAACTTTGGAAGAATTTCAATTTCTTCTGTGTCTCTTTCAATTGCCTCTACCGTACTTTGATATACACTCCAGGTAACGCCTTCTTCTGCTAGAGCTGCAATAATGTCTTTTTTGTTCTTTAGGCCTTCTGTATCAACTGCAAAATCTGTTGCAATTACTTTTAATTCAGCCACCTTTAATGTGTCAAACGACATATTTTATTTCTCCTTTTTCTAGGTCCTTTAATTATAGCATTGTTAAATTTAAATGAAAAGCCCCCAAAATTAATTGGGGGCCTTTCTGTGGTCTAATTCCTAATTAATTAAGAAGCAACCTTAACGTTCTTTACAACGACCCAAGCGTCTGCCTGCTCGATTTGAACGCCAACACGAGTATACATTGTGTACTCGATTGTGTCTTTACGTGGCTGGAAGAAACGGTAAACAGTTACATCACGCTTGATACCAATAACTACGTTATTTGGGAATGTCAAGTGGACGTCTCCGTGTGAACCTGATGGGGTTGCGTATGTACCTGTCTGTGTCTCAGGTAGCAATGGAACTTCAACGATTGGAATACCAAATGCGTATGGAGCTACATATCCTGCTGGACCTCCAAGAACTGGAACATCACCACGGATAATGCCAGAGGCAATATCTTGTGGAGTAACGTTCTGAATGTTCTGTGAGTTAGAGAACAAGTAATCCTGGATCAAGTTTGATCCAGCAAGGAAGCGAAGGTCTGTGCGACGTTGCTTGTACTTACGTGGCATAGCCTTTAGTGCTGAGTTAAATACGTTACGGGAAATTCCCGCACCTGCTGCATCTACTACGCGACCATGTGTCTTTGCCTTCTTAACTGCACCGTCAAATGACTTGTACAGAGCATCGCTTGAAAGTGATGTATCACCGTTAAGAATAAGATCTTCGATGTCATTTCCAGCTTGTGTTGCCATCATACGTGCAATATGATCTTCAAGATCTGCACCTTCGATGTTGTCTTCTAGAGACTCAGTTGAAAGTTCCCAGTCCATGCGGAGCTTCTTTGTTGTTAGAGAAATTTTTGAGAAAGTAACACCCTGGTTTATAGCTGTGTTTTCGCCTTCGGATGCAAGTTTTACAAGCTTCTCTCCTACTGACATACGATCAATTTCTGTTGTGTCGGATTTCATACGGACCGTACGTGCAACTTTACCAATTACGGTAGCATCGAACATATAGTCCAAGAATCGTGCTGATTGTTCTGGGTTTAGAAGTCCACCGTTGCCATTTTCTGAAGCAACATGAACGCCTGAACCACCTGTTGAGGAACCGAATCCAGTTGATACTGTTGTACCAGCTGCTGCGGCCTTTTCTAATAATTCATTACTCATTTTTATTTCACCTACCTTATTTTAGTTAAAGATTTCATTTACGGAACCGAGGAAAGCTCCAGACCATTTTGATTTTGATTTGGTAAATACCTCAGACCCGCCAAGGTCAGAGGACTTCTTAATTGCGGTATCGCCTTCTACGGCATCAACCTGCTTTTGAACACCATCAATGGTGCCCTTTATTTCTGTCACAGCAGCACTAAGTGCGCTGTGCTTTTCTGCCAACTCAGAAATTCTATCATCTACGCTTTTGCTGAAAGCTTCAACAGATGTTTTAATCTCTGTGACCTGTGCAGCATTCGCTTCTGTAGCCTTTGTGAGTGTCTCTGCGAAAAAGCCTTTTAGATCGCCTAACATCTTTGCAAAATCAGGTTCATCAACCATGACCTCAGCATTATCGAGTTCGGCTGCTTTTTCAACGGAGTCGGCAGGAGCTGTATCTTCTGCTGTTTCTTCAACAATTACATCTGTAATTGGGGCTTCTACAACATCGACAGACTTTTCAATAATTGTTTCTGCTTCTACGGCTTCGACAACTACATCATTTGTTACGTCTGACATCTCATTACCTCCTTCTACGTTTGCCTGTTTTGCTAATTGTGTTTCAGGCAACGGTAATCTTGACTTCTTAAATGAAGCAAGAATCTTATCTATTTCTTTTGACTTATTTATATCTGAACTTTCTACCCAGCCTATTAGCGAAGCTGGCTTTCCAGATATTGGTGAATCAAAAGTTTTTTCTGTGGACATGAAAACTGAGTCGCTGTCTTCGCAATAAAAAATATTTTCTGTTACTACATTTGCAGCAAGGCCTTTGTAAATCATTTGTCCGTTAACTTTTTCTATTGACAAAATATTACATAGCTCGTTTGCTGGTGAATCAACAATTGAAAGTTCAACTAAATCGTAGTCCTTGATAAATCTAACCGCTTCTCCCGTTGCTTTGTTAACTTCGTTGTCTGACTCTTTAATTTTTCCGCCAATTGAAAAACCAGAAAGAGTGCCATCAAGAACTTTTTCCCAAGTATCTTGTGCACCCTTTGAAATGTATGAAGTTACATAAACTCCATTGTAAAAAGTTTGAGACTTTTGATCGTAATATGTTTCTGGCTTAAATGAAACAACTTTACCTACTGCATTTGACTGATGCATCTCACGAAGATTTCCTCTGAAGTTTTCAAAAGCTTTTACGCTTGCTTCTGCCGTGACTACATCGCCTGTCTGGTCAACATTATCTAATGTTGCAAAACCAGATACAGTTCTATTTTCTCGATTGACCTTAGTAAACGGAATCGACAAATGTAGCTTGTCGCCATTACTAGACCAATGGCCTTTTTCAATGTTCATATGCTTAATTTTAGTGGTTTATCTACTATAACGCAAATAACAGTTGATTAAACTTATTTGACTTTTGGACCATCGCCTTTGGGGTTTCTGGCTTCTCCGCTTTTATCTGGGGCATTGGCTGATCTTTGCTGATCTCGCTTTTTATTTCCAGTAGATTTTGCCTTCTGGTCAGCCACCTGCTGTGGCTTTAAATCTACCATTTCGTCCCCTCCTTCAACCGTTGTCATATTCTTTCTAATACGAACTTCGTTTGGAGTTATTACCTGCATTCTTAAATAAATTTCGTCAATACGGCTTTGGGTTTCTTCATCAGTAAGGCTTAATTCATTAAATTTTAATTGTACAACGTCTGTCTTTTCTGCAATTAAATAATTTAATTTCTTTTCAAGTCTATCTTGTGAAGGTCTGCAAACCTGCTCTTTAAATGTTTTGTCTGCGTCTCTGGCAGCCGCTAAGTTGATTCCTTCTGGGATACCTATCTTGCTAATTGGAACACGGTGAGCTAAAAGAATTTCATCTCTATTAGACTTACGATAGATATTAAATGAAGACTCTTGCTCTCCTGCTTCAATTGGCTCCATTTTAAATTCTGTTTTTGAGTCTGGTGTATCCGCTGGAAGTGGGATGTATAGGGATCTGTGATTCTTACCTTTAAGTCCAACTTGAAAAAACTCAAGCAATTTTCTTTCTGACTCTGGGGAAAGCTTTGCTCCCTTTACTGTAATAATATATCTTGGGACCGCTTTATTTTCAAAGTAGTCTAGGTTATATCTGCCAGCAAATTCATTTCCTGCCAGCGCTTGTTGTGCTGCAATAATGTCTGGGACTCCGTAGTAGTTATTCATTGGAGTATATTTCTTTAAATGGATAATTTCATTTGGTCGATCTTCTTGAGCGGCAATTGGGCTTGGTGTTTCCAGATCTCCAAAATTGCGGAAGTAGACTGCCTTGCCGTAAAGTAATTGAATAAACCCGTCACGGAACCTACGCACACGCATTGTTTTGGCTGGTATATGGCCGATGTAGCCTATGTCTCCAGCGGTTGTACGTCCAACCTCTATGTAACCGTTTCCAGTTGCCTCAAGGTCCGTGTAGGCCTTTATAAGGGTCTCTGTAAATGATTCCTCTTCGTTGCAATCATCAAGCCAGCGATCTAGCTGTGTTTTAATTCTATCAATTTTTGCACGTGCTCTGTCCACCTGCTTCTGATCGGTGATGGCGTCCATGGCGTCTTTGGCTTTTGATGTTTCTGTAAACATGTATCCGAGACCAACAATATTTGAAACCTTGGCGTTAATTGCTGCGTAGTTATATGTTGAAACCTCATAAATTTTTGAAAGGTATTCTAGGTTATAAGTTGGTTCTACAAGATCAAATAATGCATATCCGCTAATAGCTTGTTGCAAAAGATTTTGCTGTGTTTCGGCTCCGTCTTTACCAACAAATGCTTTTGAAAAATCACGGTTGATTTTACGTTTAAAGTTTGTTCCTAGGCCTCTAAGCTTTTTAATTTCTTCTAGGCCCATTTTAAATGGGTCTTCGGAGTCTTCCGCTTTTTGGAAATGAAACCAGTCGGATGTGTTTGAAATATCAATTGTATTAGATGACTCATCGTCTTCTAAAACTTCTATATTGCGTGTCATTGTACTTTACCGCCTCTTGATACAGAGTCCTTGTAAACCCCTATGTCGTATGGATCTGGGGGGAGTCCCCATCTAAGTCTTTGTTCTTGCTCTTCAAGCTCTTCGTTGTTAATTTTTCTGCGCCCTGAAAGGAATTTAGGTTGGCCCTCATGAATACCGTATGAGCGAACCTCTCTAGCCAAAGCATCGATTTTGGATCTATTGCCTTTGATTGCCGTGATCGAAAGAAAATTGCCATCATCATCTCCAATCCATCTGCCATCAGGCATTTCCCAGACATATATGCCAAGGGTTGTCTCTTCGACAATTTTAGTGTTTTTCTTTAAGATATCCATAGACCACAATCATACCATTATCTGAGACCAAAGTCCAGATTTATGCCATACCTTTGCAAATATTAAAGACTTACTGACAGGGGCTCTACAGAAGTCAATGTGAATGAAGTAGAGTCATTCCCGCTTGTTGCCTCAGATATAGTCATATTGGTGTCATCTATACGGTTTACAATATTTCCAGTATATAGCAAATAGTGTTGGGCTATTTTGGCCTGTGTGAGTGCCTCTTGATATATAGCCAAATTGTTATACATGCTTCCAATTCCTGATTTTGAATCTGTCTGGTTTTGATTAAATTTTAAGTTAGATGCAGCCGAGGTAAAGGTTATAACAACATGGTGGGGAAGCCCTACTGACATAAAGTCAAAAACATTTGTCTCGGCTGTCCTATTTATGCCATTTACATATATTGAAGAAATTGCTGTTTTAGATATAGCCCCAGAAGATGACCATTCATATATTTTTGAAGAAGCAGATACCAATACATTTTCTCCCAATTCTGGGGTAAATATCATTTCAACTGATCTAACATCTGGTATGTTGTTTAAGCTAAACCCATGCCCATTATGCATCTTTAATCCATTGTTCTTATTGTAAGATAGAATTCTTTCATTGTTTCTTGGCAAAGCATAGTCAAAATTTGATGATACATAATACCCAGAGTTGTCGCTATAAAAATTTTTTGAACTATAAAACAATATCTCTAGATTTCTTAATATAGGCTGATACTTGCTTGTGTCATCTGATGACATGGTGACTCTTAACTCTAATATATCTGCTATCTGATTATCATTTTTATTATAGTATGGGAGGGGGCTTCCGTTTTTACACTCTTTCCATTCCGCCCCATCTATTTTTACCTCGACCTTAATTCCTTTTACATTATTAGACCAGTATATTTGACTGGTGGATATGTCTAAGTAATTAGGGACAATAAAATAATCTGTAAAGGAATGGCTTACTGCAACTGGCTCGGTGGTTTCTGGTAAATATAAATAAGATCCATCATTAGATAAAGACATTCCGCTTGCAAATACGTCTGCCCAGGATCTTGATTCTGGATAGGAGAACTTAAACTTTGGTTTAATTGCAGAGGAGTTCATACTAAACATGTACCCGCCATCTGAATCAACTATCTGAGATGAATTAATTTCTTTTATTCCTTCAAGGTAATGCTGCTTGATTTGATTTGGGGAAAGATTAAATTTATAAAACCCTACACAGTCAATAACAAATTTTCCATCCGCTGGACCTGTTTTAAAGTTAATAGTTGCGTTAGAGAATCTATATCCTTCTACTGAAGCCGTGTCAACAATATATCCGTTTACATAAAGAGAGATTGATGAATTTTGAAATATACCAACTACATACAAAGACTCTGCGTTTGATGCAGTATAATGAGCTTCGGCTGAGCCAACCCTAAAAACAATATTTCCATTTTTATAAAAAATACCTGCATTAATAGATGTGTCTGCGACTATTGTTATATCGCTTTCAATTGGTGGAAGGGAGCACCAAGCTTCAAGCGTAAAAGAATCATCGCTATTGTATTCATTTGCAATACCCTGACAAATATAATTAATAGATGTATAAGGAAGAACCTGAGTGCCTCTTATTCCACCAGAAATTAATGGCATTAACTCTTTTGTTGAAGAGTTTACTGCATATCCATTGTTTAAATTTCCAGAGTAATCATATACAGGCAAACCGCTTAATGCAGAGTATGTTAACCCGCTGTCCTTTAGTTGCTGATATGTTGCAAATTGAGAAATTAGTCCCGAGTAAGATGCTATGTTGCCTGATATAACTTCGTCTAACAAATAAAATGATGTTGGATGGTCATTTAAGACTACGCTTTTGTATGACATCCCAAGCCTACTTTTCTTCTAGTGATTTTACTCTTGCCGTAAGCTCTTGTACCGCTTTAATTAAAGGAGAAATAAACTCTTCATATCTTAATGCTTGTTGGCCTTCTGGATCTGCAATATCGGATATAACCCATCCACCAAAATCTGAAACATTTGCTTGATCTAAAACAGATTTAACCTGCTGGGCAATTAATCCGTAGTGAGTTCTATTTCCATCAATTTTATTATACTTTACTGGCTCAAGACTATTTATAAAAGATAGCCCAAGGTCAGAAGGCAAAATATTTTCTTTTGTTCTTTGATCTGATATAACAGTAGCTGCTGAATTTAAATATATATTTTTCCAGCCTCTTGTTACGTTATCTGGGCCAGAGTTTATTGGTCCAAGTAAACCTAAACTAAAGCTGTTAGTTACAAACGGATACCAAGAAGAGTTAACACCAGTAGACGAAGTGGCCGTGGCTACCAATGAAATTCTTGTTGCAATTGGATCTATGCTAGGAGATGGGCCTGTTGCGCCTGTTGCGCCAGGAGCGCCAGCAGCGCCAGGAGCGCCATCTGCGCCTCTTGGAATAGTAAAGTTTAAAACAACATCATTAGCTGTTCCAGAATTTGTTACTGCAGCTTGGGAACCAGCAGCACCTGTTGTGACTGTCGGGGATATTGCAATTGTTGCCGCAGGAAATCCCTGTAAGCCTCTTTCGCCAGTATCTCCCTTAGCTCCGTTTGTTCCATTTGTTCCATTTGTTCCTGGGGTTCCAGGTTCGCCTTTGTCACCTTTGGGAAGTATTAGGTTTAAAATTTGTGACGGAGAGGATCCAGTAATTGTTGCAGATGCGGTTAATCCTGAATCTACTGTTCCTATTGATAAAATATTAGAGGGTCCTGGTCCGCCTAAAATTCCGTCTTGACCTCTTGGTATATTAAATGTCAAAGATTGTGTAGGTGATGTTCCGCTAATTGTTACTGAGGCACTCTGTCCAGCATTAAGTGTATTTGTTGCGGCTACGCTTAGTGTATTGGATGGACCAGTTAGGCCTTGTGGTCCAGGATTTGCTGCAATAAAAGCAGCGATGTCTGTTCCTAAAATACCAAGATCTCTAGGTACGTCGGGTGAGTCCGAGTAACTTGGGAAACGCCATCCATTAACGCCTGTAGTTGCCATTTTTTAATTATACCACCTTAGATCTTATATGCAGATAAGTGTGAAGTATATCTTTCGCCAGACACAACTTCTTTAACTTCATGAAGATACGGCTCTTGGCTTGGAAAAATAACAAGACTTCCTGGTGCTGGCTTTAACGATATGTTATGGTTTGGGAAGCTTATTTCTCCACCTTCATATTCATCGTTTATGTAAGTTATCATAGAAAATGCTAGGTCTGTGTCTCCGTCGTAGCTATCGCAATGTGGACCCATTGCAGATCCTTTTACCCAGCGCCTTAATGGAATGCTTTGCATCTTAAGGCTATATGAATTCTTGTCTAGCTGGTGCGAAGCCAAATACATTTCAAAAGACATCTGTGCTGCCATTTCAAAACTGTTTTTAATATAAAGTATTTTTTGGTTTAGCTTTTCATCATCTGTTTTATTCAATACATTTTCTGTTAAAATATTTTTGTTGTTTCCATAAATAAGAGAAGCGTCATTGCTTGCTGTCCAGTCTTCCCACTTTGTAATTGCCTGGTGGCTTCGTTCGTCTGCATCCACAAGGTGTATAAACTTTAATAGCTCTTCTGGGTAGCTTAAAACATTTTTAAAGTACCATATGTCTTTTTCAAGAATTTGTACGTCAAACATGTGATACATGTCGTTTGGGTTAAATGTTTCTTTTGATATTTCCATTAAATATTCTCCACTTCAGACGCTGGGATATTGTACCCATCGGGGGTTAATCTTAAACCTTTTTCACGAACTTTTTTCCAGTCTTCTTGTTCGCCTTTTTGCATTGCCCTAACTTCTGCTAATTCTTTTGCCCATTCGTCACGGACTTCTTGTGGGTAATCTGATTCTTCTCTGTCGTCCCAGAATGATCCAAGTGTATATCTTGGACTACCTTTTACTACTGTTACCTCGTGCATATTTTTATGCCCGCCGTGAAAAATTAAAAATGATCCAGCTTTTGGAACAATTTCCATTGGAAGGTTTCCGTGATCAGCGTCAAATTTTAATGTCCCTCCTTCAAAGTCATCATTCAGGTATAAGAATCCAGCATATCTACTTCTAGTAAATGCTCCCATCTTACCTTTATTGTCACTGTTGTCGGAATGCTTTGGGGCAAATGCTCCTGGCAACCATCTCTGCACGTGAAAACTTATTTTTGACATATCTGAAACATTTTTATTTGCAACTTCAGATGCAGCTACTTTAAATTTTTCTTGTATATCTGTAAACCAAGTATTTGATAAATTAAATTTTTCTAGTATTGGCTCTCCGTCGTAAGGATACCTAGCAGAATAAGATTCATAAAAAGAAATTCCTTTCCAGTAATCCTCATCAGTTTCCTCTAATTCTTTTAAAACATTAATTACAGAAGTGCATTCCTCTGGTGTAATAAAACCTTCATATAAAAATATATCATCAGATAGCTTTATTAGATTCATTACATTGCACCAGGTCCCGATTTGTCTCCAACCAAATCGTCATACTCTACTGGCTTTCCGTCTTGCAAATATCTCATATTTCTTGGATCTTCAAAATCAATTCTTTTTGATTCTTTTTTCATCCAGTTGTATGCTCCAAAAGTAAGTTGGTTTTGTAGCCATTCTTTTGAGCCAGCATATCTGTGCATTACAAAGTTTCTAACAAAAAACTTTTCTCCATTGTAAATTGTTTTAACTCCATGAAAATATGGTTCGTCTGAAGGAAACACTAAAATGTCTCCAGCCTGTGGCTTGTGATTTACTATCTTGCCATCAACAACAAACTCAATGTCTCCGCCGTCATAATCATCATTGATATACATTGTGCATGTAAGTAAGAATTTTGGTCCAGGCATTTCTCTTTGAGAAATAATATAGTCTGTGTGGTACTGCATTGTCATTTTGTTTTCTAAAACATCAACCTGGTCGTTATATTTTGAGAATGAGGATCCAGTAAAATACCAGTCTTCTGGTAGCTCAACTCCGTGTCTGGTGATGTAGTCATTTAAAACTAGGTCGTAGGCATCTTGAACCTGTTTAGCAAAATCTTTTTCTTCGATAAACATTGGGTCCTGATTGTCTTGATTTATTTCAGCAGTATCTTTTATTTGTGTATATGTTCCAAAAGATGCCCACTTGTCCCAATTTTTTAAATAATGCTTTCCTTCAGATGTTCTTTCTGATTTTTTCATTGTTTCGTATAAAGCTTTTGGGTCACGCAAAACATTTCTGTATACATCTACTTTTGGGTATAACTCTACATATTCTAAATTACTCATGGTTGTTTGTCTCCAGTATGCTTTTGTATTGTCCAAAAAAACGGCGATGTAAATCTATTACCAGATTTTACTGGGCGGACTCCGTGTGTATAAAACCTATCTCCTGGGAAGAAATAAGCAGCTCCTGCTTTTGGCTTAAACTCTATTCCGTGTTGCGGAAAATAAAGTTCTCCGCCTTCGTAATCATCATTAAAATAAAATAATCCCGATAAATCGTACCAAGGAAAATCATTTGCTCTTCCCTGTTCAATTCCTGTGTGGAATTCTTTATCGGCATGTGGCTCTTGTCTTGCACCTATTGGCCACCTTACAATTGCTGGGCCAGTTTCTTTTGCATCAACATCAAAAAATTTGTCTACTTCAATTTTTAATCTTGCAATCATGCTATTTATTAACTCAAGAATTGTTGGGTCTGACGCCATGAGGGAATTGTATGTACATACCCTATCCTTCCAAATGTCCGCGTCGTATAAAACAAGACCATCTTCATCTTTATGGGTTTCTGTGTGGTCCCAAATTTTATTATTTAAAGCAAAATTAATAAGTCTTTCTCGCTCTTCTGTGGTTAAAAAATTCTCTAACTCTACGATGTTATCGGAAGAGTCTCCAAAAAAACCAGATGGAGTTATTGACTTGGGGGCGTTATGCTTATTCCAGTCGTTTGCTATTGCTTGATTATTATTCATATTATCATTATACCATTTCTATTTATTTACTAATATCACGAACATTTAGTATTATTTTTTTGGCCTGGTGGGACCCAAGAGAATTTCCCTTATGATCAACAGCATTTTTATATAGGCCAGCCCAATCCCCATCTTTTTGTCTTCTAGTAACATACTCGGTATATTCTGGATCGTTCTGTACTTCATCTAGGGGCAAATCCAATCCGTTGCTTATTATGGCAGTAGAGTGATTTATTTGTGCTAGATCTATTGGTAATACTGAAACTACTGGGGTGCCCGCTTTTATTGTTATTGGAACATCTTTTTTTGAAATTTTCCACGCTGGGCTTAGCTGACCTTTTAAAAACGAAGCATTTAATAAAACTTCTAAAACGTGAACCCCGTCTATAAACTGGTTTGGAACTCTTTTTACCCACAAGGTTAAATTCTCATCTGTTTTAAACATCAGCCCAGTGTTAAATGTAATTATATCATTTCTGCTATCAATGTATAGGTACTCTTCTCCAGAAATTACTTCTATATATTTTTGCTGTGGTTTTGGATTTGAGTTGCAAATAAAAGTTATATCTTTTGGAAAAGATATTCCCCATCCAAGATTATTTACTAGGCCAAGCGGAAAACATCTGTATGCGTGTTTTTCTGGCGTCTCGTCCATCCAGTCTCTTTTAGTTTCCAATGTAGTTAAATTTCCTAGGCTATCTGAAAGCCTATATACATTAAATTCAATTGGCATCTGTACCGCCCTTTAATCTTATTGATTTTAGTTGATGCTCTCCTATTTTGTTTCCAAGATTATCAACGGCGTCTCTGTAAAAATTTGACCATTCCCCAGACTGATTAATTTCTTCAAGCGCTATTGAATATGCTGGAGTAAGGAATTCTGTTTTTGGTACTTCATGAATATCTCGCAATTCCATTTCTGAATTTTGTAATTCCATTAAATTCATTGGTATGACTGATATTATTGGGGTATTGGCTTTTATTGTTATTTCTACATTTGGCCTTGTAATTCTCCAAGCACAGGGAAGGTCTCCCCTAAAAAACGATGTTGAAACAAGCGTTGTAAATGGAACAACACCATCAATAAATTGATTTGGCACTGGCATTGAAAGCAAAGTTTCTTCTGGGTCTGTGATAAACATTACTCCAGTACGAAAGCTTACAGTAGCATTTGCACGATCTGGATAGGCGTATTTTTCACCTTTAAGAATTTTTACATGCTCTCCAGATGTATCAGAAATTCCGTCCCATATAAAAGTTATGTCTTCTGGGAAAGATATACCCCAGCCAAGCTGATTAGTTAAGCTGACAGGAAAGCATTTATATGCATGGGCCTTCCAAGTATCATCCATCCAGTCTCTTTTAACAGACAATGGAGATACGTTTGCAAGACCATCTCTAGTTTTGTATACCTTTATGTTTTTCACGTTCAACCCTTTCGGCTCTCATTTGCATAAACTCTTGGTTGTGTGCGTGATCATTATAATCAAGCATTGTTACAATTGAATATTTTCTACCAGAAGTTACTGGTGCGGCTAAGTGAGAGAAGAGATAGGTTGATGGGAATATGTATAGGTCTCCAGCCTGTGGCTTAATGCTTAAGTTTAATTTTGGAAAAACAAGTTCTCCGCCTTCATACTCATCGTTTGGGTAAGCAACTAAGGAAACTGTGGCGCTGTAAGAAAATCCATGGTCTGCATGCTCTTGAAAATGTTGTCCTGGACCATACTGAATAAAGTTCATTACTTCCCAGTAATTCATTCTAACGTTATATGCAGCACAATAATCTTCAACCGCTGGTATCTGTGCATTGTAAGAGTCTTGCCAAATTGTAGCAAGTGTGGCTTGATCATCGTTTATTGGATTAGTAATTTCTCCAATTTTAAAATCTCTGCAGTCTCTATAGCTTGGCTTCTTTTCCATGTATCCTACTGTGGCGTCCTGCCATGACAAGCCACTTGAATTATTTTCTAGCAAGACACTTACTCTGTTCATGATGTCAAGCTCTGGGGTAAATACGTTGCGGTATACCCACATGCCTGGAAATAGCATTTCTTTTGATGACCAATTTTGACTAATGTTACTCATTTATTCTCCTAGTTTAGTATAGTTTAACATATCATCAGGTAGTATGTCAATAATTAAATGGGTTCTGTCTTCACTGCTTTTATTGCTAACGGCATGCGGTAGCATATTATTTATTTCGTAGATACCAAACTCTTCCATATGAATGGTATTATTAAAGACCGTAAAGGTAACGTCTTTATTAGTAATGATTGGGATGTGGACTCTCCTAGAAAAATTTAATAGGGGGCCTGCATCAACATGCTTATGAACTTCTGAATTTGCGTGTAGCTTAATTATCTCACATCTAATTACTTTTCCGCAATAGTGTTCTTCCAGATAATTAAAAAGTTTATCTAATTCTTCTTGGGCTTCTTTTGTTTTTAGAGAATTTTCATAAGTTGTAACAATCTCTAGGTCTGGGGTCCACTCGTATGGGGTTGAGCATATTCTAAACATTTCTGTATTTGTGTGAACAAGTCCATGATTTTGTCTTGTAGTATTTAAAAGCCACTCATCAGAAAAATTAGAAACTTCTGCTTTTATCATTTTTATATCACAAAAGCCTAAATGTTTAATTGACCATTTAGTATCTTTTTTTATTCTTTGATACATACTCATACACCTCCATGTCCATTTTATTTAAATCTTCTATTTTACTTATTTGAGATTTTGTTAAATTTAACTCTAATCCTGGGGATCTATTTGCTGGGTCTGACCTGTGTTTAAACGACTCAAACCCAAAATTATTTTTTAATGCCTTATTTAAATCTTCTTTAAACAAGGATATATCCTCAAGTGTATAATAGTAAAAATTTTGTAAATTGTCAATTGCTTTTTGAGGCCCGCCCTCTATTCCTTCCAAGTACCACCCGCTATCAATAGTGTGCTGAAAATAATTAAAGTGTTTATTAAACTGATCAATGTTTGTTTTTCCAATTAAAAATTTAGTCTGAAGGTTTGACTGCATTTCGGACTGTTCTCCATATAGCCAGCTCTCAAGCTTTTCTTCAGATTCTTTGCCCGCCCTTATTAAACCAGTTGTATATTTAAAATAGCTTACAAATCTATCTACTGGATTTCTTATTATTGTAAATACTTCTGGGTTGTCCATATAATCTAAGGGCATGGTTCCAAAATGTCCGCCAACAAATAAACTTTTATTTATAACAGATGGTTCTATTATTGTTCTATTTGAAACAAAATGTGAAACCCCACCAGTAATTAGGTGGGGCAGCACATGATTCTTTATATGTATTCCAGCAGTGCGTGGGATATGTAGGTGGTAAATAGACATTTATGCAAAATATTTTCTATTATGTACTACTAATCCTCCCGCTATTAAAATGTCATTAGGAGCTGCATCGAACTCATAAACATTTCTGTTTTCATCGATAATTTGAATTTCATTTACTAGAATAGAAGAGAAAGATCCATCTTCATTTCTAGAAATTACTTCGTCTCCTGGCTCTAAAATTCCAGTTACTCCAAAGAAATATGTGTTATTTCTTTTCACAAGAATTGTTTGTTCTAGAGAGAATCTGTGAGCAGGGTTACCGTTAATACATAGTGTAACTTCTTTAACAGAAGGAATTATGTTTGTTATAACAGTTGGAACAATTGCTAGATTGTTTAGTTCTGAGCTGGACCATGTGTAAGGGTCTACTGAGAATTCGCTATCTAGTCCGTCCCAAGTTACACCCCAAACATTATCTCCAATTTGAACATCTGAAGCTTTTTTGTATTCTATTGTATTGTTTTCTCCGATTATTGTAATCAGTGTATCTTGATCAATACAGAACCCTGGAGGTGAGAAGAACCCTGGAGGTGAGAAGAATCCTGGAGGTGCAAAGAACCCTGGAGGTGAGAAGAACCCTGGAGGTGAGAAGAACCCTGGAGGTGAGAAGAACCCTGGAGGGCTAAAGAAGTTTGGTGGCGCAAAGAAGCCTGGTGGGCTAAAGAACGACGGTGGGCTAAAGAACGCTGGTGGCGAGAAGAAGCCTGGTGGGCTAAAGAACGCTGGTGGCGAGAAGAATGCTGGTGGCGAGAAGAATGAAGGTGGCGAGAAGAAGCCTGGTGGGCTAAAGAACGCTGGTGGCGAGAAGAACGCTGGTGGCGAGAAGAATGAAGGTGGCGAGAAGAAGCCTGGTGGGCTAAAGAACGCTGGTGGGAAGAACGGCGGGAAGAACGGGGCTAGAGTTGTTACAGAATTTGAACTTCCAGAGTAAGCAGAATTTAAATTTCCGTTTATAGCAAGTACTTGATATGTCTGTGAAGTATTTGCTGTTTCTGGTACAGTGTATGAAGTTCCAGTTGTTGAATAAGTTGGTCCATCAGAAGACTTAAGTATGTAACCAGTTACAGATGACCCTCCATTATTTTCTGGTGCTGCCCATGTAACATAGTCTTGATTTGTTTGCGCTGTTGCTACTGGAGCCGCTGGTGTTGAGGTAACTGTTGTTACTGTAACTTGATTAGATGCGGCAGAAGGAAGGGATGTTCCGTTATCATTACTTGCTGTTACTGTTATGGTTGGCGTAGCGCCTACACCAAAACCTGTAATTGTTAATGGTGAAGATGCACCTGTTACAGTTTGTCCCGTGCTGGCTGTTGCTGTAAATGATGTTGCAGCATTTCTGTTGTCTGGGGTAAATGTTATTGTAACTGCGCCGTTGTTGTACGGACGATTAGTTCCAACATTTGTTGCTGTACCAATAATTGGTGCATATGGTGCCAGGAAGTCATTAGCTCCCTGGCTCATTCTACCTGCTTGTTTTGACATTTATATATTCTCCCTTAATCCGAATTACGCTGAAAGGTCTCCAAAGACCAACCATCCGCTTGATATTTTCATTGCTGTTACAACTGAGTTAGTTGTTCTAAACTTAAGTCCTGGTGTTCCAACAACTCCATTAGTTGATTCAAAACGTGCTCCTGTGGATGATGCCTGGTGGAAGTCGATTGACTGTCCAGTTACGTATCCTGTTGCTGGTAGAGTAATTACTACTGCTCCAGTTAGTGGTATAAACTGATCTGCCCGATCTGGTCCGATTGTAACTGCTCCTGCTGCTAATGCAGTTGGAATGTTAGTAATAGAAGGAACGCCAGCCTTAGTCTGTGTACCGTCTGTAAAGACTACGCCAGATGCTGCAACTGTTACTGCTCCAGTAAATGTTGGTGAAGCAATTGGAGCGAATCCTGCAATACTTGCGCCTGCTGGGATTGTAACTGTTCCTGTAAATGTAGGAGACTCAATGCCTGCTACTGTAGAGTAGTTTGTTCCATCAGTTGTAAACTCCCACTTATCAGTAGATTCGTTCCAACGAATCTGAACTGCAGATGAATCTCCACGCATGATTCTTAGTCCAGCGTTTTCTGTTGGAGCACCTGTAGTAAAGTTACTATTTAGGTCAATAATGTTATCAGCCAAAGAAATTGTTTCGCTGTTTACAGTTGTAGTTGTTCCGCTTACTGTTAGGTTTCCACCAACAACAAGGTTTCCATTTACTTCTGCATTATCATTAAGGTAAACTTTTCCTGTACCGTTTCCAGATAATGATAAGTCTGTATTTGTTGTTTTGCTTGTAATACTATCAGTTTTTACTCCATTGCTAAAGGCAATTCCATTACCGTCTGCGCTTGAGAAGTTAGCTCCTGCTTCAACTACTAAAGGTCCCTTGATATTAACAGAGCCAGTTCCTGTTGGATCTAGTTCAATGTTACCGCTTCCGCTTGTTCTTAGGCCAAGGTTTTCATTAATGTCGGCAGAAACAACAATTGCTCCTGATTCATCTTGAATAACCTTCTGACCGTTAACGTATAGTGATCCTGGACCTACGTAGATATCTTTCCACATCTTTGTAGGAGAACCTAAGTCAAATGTGTTGTCAGTTGCAGGAACTATGCTTCCACCTGCAGTAACTGTTGGCAAAACTACAGTTCCTGTAAATGTTGGTGATGCAAGTGGTGCTTTAAGATTGTCATTTGTAATAGTTGCATAAGTTGCGGCAGCTGTTGCGCTAGCAAGGTAGGTTGAAGATGCTGTACCTATCGCTAGCTTTGAATCTAATTGTGTTTGTATTGCTGAAGTTACACCATCAACATATCCAATTTCATCTGCTGAAACGTTTCCGATTGATGTAGTTGCTGGCAATACTACTGTGCCAGTAAATGTAGGTGCTGCTGATGGGGCTTTTGCCGCAAGGTTTGAAACCAAGTCTGTAATTTTAGACTGATCAATAAATCCTGCAAGCATTACGTTTGTAATTCCACCAGTGTTAGTTTTTACTATTGCCTCTCCAGCAATTTTTAGTGGAGAAATTTCTGCTGTGTCGCTAATATCTAAATTAGATATTGCTCCGTTTGCAATTTTTCCTGAAGTTACTGCATTATCCGCTAGTTCGCTTGTTCCTACAGAAGATGCTGCGATCTTTGCTGCTGTTACTGAATCATCGGCTAGCTTTAAAGTTGTTATTGTTAAGTCTGCAATCTTTGCTGCTGTTACTGCGCCATCGGCTATCTCGCTGGTTCCTACAGCAGATGCTGCGATCTGTGCTGCTGTTACTGCGTTATCGGCTATCTCGCTGGTTCCTACAGCAGATGCTGCGATCTGTGCTGCTGTTACTGAATCATCAGCCAACTTTGCGGTTGTTACTGAATCGTCAGCCAACTTTGCGGTTGTTACTGCAAGATCTGCAATCTTTGCTGCTGTTACTGCGTCATCAGATAATTTTTGATTTGTTACTGCTTCGTCGTCAATCTTTAAAGTTGTTACTGCGTCGTCGGCTAGCTTTAAAGTTGTTACTCCTTGGTTTGCAATCTTTGCGGTTTCCACTGCAAGGTCTGCTAGCTTTGTAGCTCCAACAGCACCATTTGCAATTTTTGCTGAATTGACTGCTAGGTCTTCAATTTTACTTGGAGTGACTGCTGCGTCTGCAATCTTTGTTGCAATAACTGCTGCGTCTGCAATCTTTGTAGTTATTACTGCACCAGAAACAATTGCTCTAGATCCTACTGAGCTTACGTTCATCATTGGTTCTGTAACTGCAGAGTCAGGCAAAGTTACTGTTCCTGTAAATGTTGGACTAATAATAGGAGCTTTTAGGTCTATTTGTCCGTATACCTGAGATATGTTTGCTGCATCGTATTTTGAATTAAGTTGTGTTTGTATGGCTGAAGTAACTCCATTTAATGTCTGAAGTTCAGCATTTGAAACATCTCCAATTGATGCGCGATCTGCAAATAGTCCTCCGAGTTGAAGGTCGTCTTTTGTGTATGTTGTAAAGTCTACTACTGTTGTAGGCTCTGCGGTAACACCAGAAAATAGTTTCCATCTTCCGCCATCAGATGCATCACGAACAAGACCAGAATGCTGGTATGTTCCGTCATTAAATGCTGCAACGACTCCAAGGTCAAGTGCGTTTGATTGGTTGCCATCTCCAATATAAATCATTGGATCGTCTACTGTTACATTTGTAGAATTTACTGTAGTGCTAGTTCCATTAACTGTCAGGTTGCCTGAAATGGTTACGTTATTAGCTGTGAGGCCTGTTGCAACATCTAGGTTAATTGCATTAAGTGTGGTGGCATTTACTGTTCCAGAAAAATTTGGAGAATTTGAAACTGCTATATTTAGGTATCCGCCTGCATCGTCATAAGTTTTAACAATGTTTGTGCCAGCAGTAATTTCAGAGGCTACAACATCTTGAATTGTTTCTGTTATATCTAGCTCTGATGCTGGAACTTTACCGACACTGTTAAGTGATGCTACTCCAAGCGCTGTGCCGCGATCAGAAAGTGGTATAAATCCCTCGTCAACTGTATTTGATAATGCCAGTACGGTTTCCTGTACGTAATTTTTAGTTGCAATAATGCTTGAATCGACATTTATTGTAATGGTATTAGATCCATCGTTATATGTCTTTGTTAGTCCCGCTCCCATTGTAAGTGCGGTGTTAATTGCGTCTTGGGAAATTTCACCAATCGCTACATCTGAATTATTTGCATATGCAAGGGCGGTCCAGGTAGAAGATCCGTTACCGAACTTAAATAGGTTTGAGTCTGACTCTACACCCATTTCTCCTGCTGCCAAAATTGGATTTACTGAGGTCCATTGTGAAGCTGTACCTCTTCTTACTTGAATTCTTACTGTTGACATATTTGCCACCCCTTGTTTAGATTTATTTGTTAATTATAGCACTACAATAATTCCAAAACAATTACGAAATTGTTCCAGAATCAAAGGTCATGCTGTATATATCTGTTGAGTAATCTCCACCATCCGCAAACTTTGTGGCTGCTGTATTTACTCCATTTGCAAAAACTGTATATACTGGCTGGCCGTCATAATCTATTGCCAGTCCAATATCCATAAATGTTAAAGCACCTAGATCTTCCGCCGCATCTGTAAGGAGGGCGATTTCCTTCCAAGCACCATTTATCTGGATTTTTAATCTTCCAGTTGATGAGTCGAAGGCAAGGGGGGTTGAATTTAAGACTAAGTTGTCTACATTTACTGCTGCATCGAATGTTGCAGGTCCTGCTACGTTAAGGCCATTTTTAACCTTGAAGTTCTTATTTACTATTGCCATTTAAGTTCACATATCCCCTAATGTTTTGGTGGGGTTTTGAAAGGACCCCATACCTTTTATTAATTATTTAATTAGTGTTGCATAAACCATTACATCTGTTGATGCGTAGGTTGTTGTTACTGATATTGATACATCTCCTGAAACGTATGCTGCTGATACTGTTCCAAGGTCGAGTCCTGTTGTGATTGAGCCGAACTCTGTTATTGCTACGTTATTGCTTGTATCTAATGTAAGTAGTACTTCAGAAACCTGAGTATTGACTCCATTTTTTAATTTAACAATTGCTTTAGCTGTTCTGTAGTCTGCCGCTGCCCATGTAAGAGCATTAACAGTTGCTGCTGATGCTACGGTTGAAGTTGCTGCCTGTACTGCTGCTACATCATTTACGTTGACCTTTGTAAATGGTGTTGTACCATTTTTTACGCTTGTAAGAGCGCTTGCTGCTGTTGATTCTGCTGAAGATTGTGCTGCTGCTTGTGCAGTTGCAATTGCTGCATTACGGTCTGTGACTTCACCTGAGATTGCAGTTGAAATTGCTGAGTTACGTGCTGTAGCTTCTGCAGCAACCTTTGACGTTGCATCCGCTGCTGCGGTTGCTACTGAGGCTGCGTCGCCTGTTACTCTAAGAGCTGCTTCTGCAGCTACCTTAGATGTTGCATCTGCTGCTGCAGTTGAAACTGAAGCTGCGTCGCCTGTTACTCTAAGAGCTGCTTCTGCAGCTACCTTAGATGTTGCATCTGCTGCTGCTGTCGCTTCTGCTGCTGATCGAGCTGCGTTTGCCTTAGTTGTTGCATCTGCTGCTGCAGTTGAAGCTGCTGATGCTAAACTTGAAGTTACATCTGCTGCGTTTGCCTTTGTACCAAGAGCTGTTGTTAATGTTGTTGAATAATTAGCATCATTATTAATTGCGTCTGCTAATTCATTTAAAGTGTCAAGAATTCCTGGTGCACCATCAACTAATGAATCTACTGCATCTGAAATTGCTGTGTTACGGTTTGAAACTTCTGTTGCTATTGCTGCTGAAAGTGCTGATGCTGCTGTTGCCTCTGCTCCAGACTTTGCTGCGTTTGCCTTAGTTGTTGCATCTGCTGCTGCTGCAGAGATTGCTGCTGCTTGTGCTGCATCTGCCTTAGTTGTTGCGTCTGCTGCTGCGGTTGAAACTGAAGCTGCATCGCCTGATACTCTAAGAGCTGCTTCTGCAGCTACCTTAGATGTCGCATCGGTTGCTGCTGTCGCTACTGAGGCTGCGTCGCCTGATACTCTAAGAGCTGCTTCTGCAGCTACCTTAGATGTCGCATCGGTTGCTGCTGTAGATTCTGCTGCAGCTTTAGCAGTTGCAATTGCAGTATTTCTGTCAGAAACTTCTGTAGAAATTGCTGCTGAAATTGCTGTATTGCGGGCTGTAACTTCTGCTGCGACCTTAGCGGTTGCATCGGTTGCTGCATTTGCCTGTGCGCTTGATGCAGCACCTGCTGCATCATATGCTGCAGCTGTTGCTGCTAGTGCACGAGCATTTGTGAAATATAGATTTGATCCTTCTGCAAGATCGTCAGTATCATGATTTGAAAGGCTTGAAACTGTACCCGTTACGTTACCAGTTAAATTACCAACAATAGATGCTGTAATTGTTCCTGCTGAGAAGTTTCCTGAGCCGTCGCGCTTTACTACAGTATTAGGAGTGTTTGCTGTATCCGCTGATCCGCCAACTGTACTGATAATGAATGCTGTTGATGCTTCTGTTAATACATTAAATCCGTTTACCGTTGCGACGGAACCGTCAACGACAAGACCATTTTTTACTCTAAAGTTCTTATTTACTATTGCCATAATTTATGACTCCTCTTACTGCTTTATTTTAACGCTGTTCTAAAATATCTTACAGTTACTTCTCCTGATACTGGGGTGACTGTTAGATTAATTATACCATTTGACGATTCAAAAGCTGTTGTCGCAATTGATGAATTGGCATTTGTTACAATATTGGATTCTGAGACATATATATCAGAAGATCCTCTTAATGCTGTTATGTTAGAAAAATATGATTCTCCAGTAGATGTTTTTACAATCTGCAGGGCATAAGATGCAGTCCGATAGTCTGCTGATGCATATGAGTCTATAGTTGTTTTGTTTTGGATTCCCGCCACCGTTAAGTCATTATTTCCTTCTAGACCCATAAGTGTTTCTATGCTTGCCGATGTATTTGCAAGAGTTCCCACTGAAGCTGATAGGGAATTGATTTTATATGTCAACGAGTTTGAATCCGTTGAGTTTGTTATTCCTACTACATTTTCTAATGCCTCTATTGCGTCGTTAGCATTAGCATGTTGTTCTGCGTGACCAACCAATTCATCTTTTGAAGATGGGTTTAAAAGGCTGTCTTTACTTGTTGGAAAAGTGCTTGCCATGTTGCCTCCTGGCGGTACTGCATTTACTAATTATATCTTATTTAAAATTATAATTGAGATGAAACCGCAGATATTTGTATTTCTTTTTCTTCTATTTGTTCTTGTAAGGATTCTAGCCTTTCATTGTCTGGTTTAGACTTAGCAGATTCTGCTATTTTTTCAATTTCATAAGAGTACTTCTGATACTCTAAATTTCTTACTGCCGACTGCTTAATTGCTTCTTTTTCTGGATCAGAAAGGTATTCGTAAGACATTTTATCCTCTTAATTCTACTATCATCTGGGTGTAGGTGTCTACCTCAGATATAAATCTATCTAAGACATCTTGCCTTAGCTCTTTTCCGTCAAATTCTTCTGGAAATGTCAGTATTCCATTTCTTAATTCATTTATTACAATTGATATGGAATCAATTTTAGCATTTAATATTTCTATTTGTTCATCGTTAGTTAATGTCATGCCCATGAGCTCCAAGCGGTAAATGCTGATGAGCTAGAGCCGTTTGCTCTAACTCTAAAACGAGACCAAGCGTAAGAGTAGCTATTATAATTTTTTGATCGGCTATAAACTGTTCCTGTGTCTGAGGCTAGGACTGTGCCTCCGTTTGAACTTGCAAATTGTAGTTCATAATCCCATGAGCTTGGAGTTCCTCCAGAACCATCAGACCAAGATGCTTGCCAAGAAGATGGGCTTGATGCTGTTCCTGAACCTGAAACCCAGGCAAAAGTTAAGTTTGGCACACCTGGTCCCGCAACTGCTACCGCTGACCATCTTGCAACCATTGTAATATTCCGAGAAGGTGGATACCATGTTCCACCTGCTCCAACATTATATGTGTAGTCTGCAGATGCTGTGTCGTACCATCCATTAAATGTATATCCAGGTCTTGATGGCTGACCTGCTGCGGTAGTTGGATTTCCTGCAGTCCATGTACTTTCTCCGCCACCAGTTCCACCATTGGCGCCATAAGTAGCCGTATAAGTTACTGCTACTGGTATTGGGGTAGAGACAACTGTATTTGATTGAATCCAATTAGACCATCCTCCAGCATTATATGCTCTAGCAAATGCAACAAATTGATCTGGTGTTCCACTAGCTTCTGAGGTTGTTATTTGATGAGAAACGCTTGTTCCAGAAACAGTTCCATTAGGTGTTCCGCTGCCGCCTTCTCCTGGAGGTGTTCCTGTTGCCTTATTAATTTTAATTTCATACGCTGTTGGACTTCCGCTCCATCCTGATGTTGTTGCGGTAATAGTTGTAAGTGCTTGTTGTGTGCCAGCAGGTGCAAGGATTATTGATCCTCCGCTTGGTACTGCTATTACTACTGCAGTCAGTGTTCCAGATGCATATCCTGGATTTGCTGATTTGTTTGATGCAGTAGCACTTGTTTGCATTCCATATCCTTGTGCAGCAGCAGATCTTGGATATACTGTAAAATAATTTGATTCGTTTCCGTCTGCAATTGCCCAAGTATAATTAGTTTGTGAAGATGGAACATTTACTGTTGTGCTTACGTTATTTCCATATTTAACAATATCGTAAGATGATGCTCCAGTTGCAGCAGACCAGTATATATAAACTTGTTTATTTGAATTTGTTGGGGTAACAGTAATTTGTATTGGTCCAGCTGAACCAGATCCGCTGAAGTTGCCAGAACTTACAGCGGAACTTGGAGAGATTGATCCATTATTAGTACTAATTGAATATGAAGTTGCATACGTAGATGTTCCCCAAGATCCAGTAAAGTTTAAATCAGATGTAGATATAGAAACAGAAGGCTGGGTTGGGTATGGAGTTGAGTCATAAGCAATTACTGAAGTAACCATTGGCAATATGTTAGTTCCAGAACTTCCACTTATTGTTGTGCTTCCTCTTCCATTTGTTGCTGTTATTGTAACGCCTATAGACTGATCAATATCTGCTGCTGTTGCTGTGTACGTTGCAGAAGTAGCTCCTGGAATATTTGTGCTTCCGCGTTTCCACTGATATGTATATGATGTTGGCGCATAGGCTGGGTCCATATTCCATGAGTGATTTGGTGTCCATGTTGAACCAGGGGATGGATAAGTGGTACCTGAATACGTAAATGTTGGGCCACCAGTTGAAACTGGTGAGTTTGGATATACTATTTGCCAGCTTCCATTATAAACCCAGCTTTTAACAGCATTTACCCACGAAGAACCATTATGAATCTTTAATGATTTAGCTTCTTGCCAATATGTGCCATCATGTATCTTCATTTATATCCTAGTATTGTACGTAAATATCTCCAGCAACCATTCCAGTAGTAGGGAGTGTGCCAGTATTATTATAGAATGTTTTTGCTCCAACAGGAATTGTTACTATTGATCCTAAAGAAACTAGCTGTCCATTAATTCCAACATAATTATTTGCAAGCATGACATTTGTAACTGTTGCCGTATCGGCCAAAGTAACTGCCGTTCCAGCAATTTTTGTTTTATCTATTGCGGCAGAAGAATTTATATCGCCATTAAGAATAGAACCATCTGCAATTTTTGCTGATGTTATAGAGTTATCCGCTATTGTTGTAGATAATCCAGTTACTGTAGCACCAGAAAAATCTACTATCCCAGTAAATACTGGGGAGGCCTTGGTTGCATAGCTTGTTAAGTTTAATGTTGCCCATGAAGCAGATGTTCCGTCTGTAGTTAAATATTTACCAGAATTGTTTAATTGAGCTGGTAGGGCTGTTATTCCAATTACAGTTGCTCCCGAGAAATCTACTGTTCCAGTAAATACTGGTGATATCTTTGTTGAATAGGTAGCTGCTGCAGTAGACGTTGAAATTTTTGTATCAAGGGCTGCTTGAGTTGCAGTAGATATAGGCTTTGATGCATCTGTAGTATTTTCTGCATTTCCCAATCCAACCATTGCTTTTGTAATTCCATTTACCGTTCCGCTAAATGTTGGTGAAACAATTGGTGCATATGTTGATGCTGCAGTTGAAGAAGAAAGTTTAGTTCCAACTAATGTAGTTAAAGAAGATGCTGCTGTTTGATCAGATGCAATGTAGTCTGAAATTTCTTTAAGTGTATCAAATGTTGCTGGCGCTCCATTTACAACATTTGTTATTGCAGCTGTAATGTCTGAAGTTCTAGCAATATCTGAATTTAAGACAGTTGAGTCTATTTTTCCAGTTGCAATACTAATTTTTGGATAAAGTAAATTTGCATCAGCTTCTGTTAAATATGATTCAAGTGTGTTATTTAAAGAAGTTGGTGTTGTAAAAGTAGAATTAACATATGTTTTTGTCGGAAAGGTGTTATTTGCATATGTTAAAAGATCTTCTTGAGCTTGATTTACATTTACATAAACATCTGCAAATTTTTGATTTGTTGCAGAGATAACTCTTTCTGGTGTAAAATAAAGATTTGTTGTACCCTCTGCTACTGCGTCTGTTGTTCCAGTAAATGTTGATCCGCCAGAACCTGCTGCGCCTGTGTCGCCCCGTGGAATTGTAAAATTAAATATTGCTGCTTGGGATGTTCCAGAATTTGTTATAGCTACAGATGAACCTGCTAAACCAGTGGTAACAGAACCAACTGTTATTGTTGCTGCTGTTCCAGCGACTCCAGGTGTTCCATCTGCGCCAGCTGAACCAGTGTCACCTTTTAATCCCTGTGGACCTTGTGGACCTGCTGCACCAGCGGCACCCGCAGGACCAACATCGCCTCTAGGACCCTGTAAGCCTGTAGCTCCGATACCAATTGGACCAGATTCTCCTGTGTCACCTTTTAATCCCTGTGGACCTGCTGCACCAGCGGCACCCGCAGGACCCGCAGGACCCGCAGGACCTGTGGCACCTGTGTCACCTTTTAATCCCTGTGGACCTGCTGCACCAGCGGCACCCGCAGGACCCGCAGGACCTGTGGCACCTGTAGCGCCAGGAGTTCCTGTACCAGCAGTAATTCCAGAAACTGCTGCATTGATTGCAGTATTTCTATTTGTAATTTCAGTTGATATGGCAGTATTTATTGCTGTGTTTCTACTAGAAACTTCTGTCGCAATTTTAGTATCTGTATAAGAATTGGCTGTGACTACTGCTGCTGCTGTAGCAATTGTATCTTTTGTATCTGATGCCGCTGCCGCTGCAATGATAGCCTCTGATTTAGCTGCTGCTGCTTTGTTAGTTGCATCATTTGATGCTGTGCTAATTGCTTCTGTTTTTGCAGCAGCGATTGCTGTATTTCTATTTGAAGTCTCTGCTGCAATTGCGCTAACTATAGAAGCAGAAACTGCATCGATTGCTCTTTGATTTGTAAAATATTTATTTGTAGATCCTTCTGTTATAGAGTTAGAAGTTAATTGAGCGATTGCAGCATTTAAATCAACTCCTGCTGAAATAGAATCTGGTAGTTGGGAAGTAGGTATTTTACCAGCTGAGTTAAGTGTAGCGATTCCGTTTGCTTCTCCAACTTTTAATGCATAGGAAGTTGTGGCATTCCATCTTGAGCCGTTGCCAACTTTAAATTTAAGAGTATCTGTTTCAATACCAAGTTCACCTGGCAATAGTATGGGATTGTTTAAAACCCAATTTGCTGCTGTATCTCTTCTAAGCTGTATTCTTAATGATGCCATTTTATGAACCTCCTGCATCAACAATTATACCATCGTTGTCTGCAGAACTTCCTCCTTCTAGGATTTCGTCTTGTACTTCTATAACACTGCCTTCTGGGTTTCCGCCATCAAGCAACGTTTGGTTTTCAAATGTTCCGCCTTGGTTTGATGTTGAAGGATATTGTCCATCGTATCCAATTACAAGCGGTAATACTAGATTGGGAGAATCTGAAGTATTTGTTTCCTTAAATGTAATCTTATTTTGAACATCAATTGTATGAACATTTCCATCAAATGAATGTGTATGCATATAAAATGGTGTTGGGTCTGTGCTCGGCGGGGTAAGCTCTACCCAAACCATACCATTGTATATTCTTAAATTCTTACTTACTACATTAAAGTATATATCTCCAACAGTGGCTATGTCGGGGTTCTCCATAGAAGTAAGAAGATTAAGTGCAACCTTCATTTGTCTGGACATTTTATTATCCTACAACTACTACTTTATATTCTCCAGCTGACGGGGCTATTGCAAAGTCTACTGTTACTGTATTCGAGCTAGTTCTTTTTACATCAGCTTCAACTTGTGCAAACGGTGATGCTGCTTCAAATATTTGAACAGTTACATCAGTTGTTCCTAAATTGTGTGTTATTGTATAAGATGTGGCAGACGCACCAAGTGTTTCTGCATATTTTCTAGCAATTGCATGATAGGCTGTTCCATTATTTGTTAATGCCCAGTTGTCTGATGTTTCATTCCATAGGATTTCTACATCTGTCTCTAGTCCACGCTCTACTGTTATTCCAGCATCTGTTGTTGGGGTGCCAGCAAAATTGCTATTTAGCTTTACCTTATTATCTTCAATATTAATCTGTGTTGTATTTACAGAGTTAACAGTTCCAATAACATTGAGGTTTCCACCAACCTGTAAGTTTCCAGTAATTTCTACATTGTCTGGCAAGCCTACGGTTACCGCTGCGTTGTGTCCGCTATTTGGAGAAACAGTAATTTCATTTGCTGTTCCTACAATAGTTGCTACATAGTCGCCTGTTGTTTGTGAATCTAAATTAATATCTTTTACAGATACTACGCCTGCGTTTACATTAAAGTCTGCTGCATCAAAAGAAGCGACACCTTTGTTTGTTGTGCTTGCGTCTTCACCAGAAATTGTAATTGCATTATTTGTTACAGCAACATCAATTCCTTCTCCACCATTTACAGTTAATCCTTCTGTAAGTAATGAAATAGATGTATTTCCAGTGTCTCCAGTTATTGCAAGCTCTGTTGCTACATCAACCTGACCAGCTGCAGTTAATCTACCTTGCTGATCTACTGTGAATGTTGGTATCTTTGTTTGTGATCCGTATGAACCAGTTGTTACTGCTGTATTGTCTAAATCTATTGTTGTGATTCCTGTAGAATCAACGTATGTTCTTGTTAAGCCAACTCCGCCTTCAATTGAAGCGCCGATTACATCTTGAATTACTTCTTGAGAACCACTCATTGATTGCCATGGACCGTTTGGTGATGCTAATCCATTGTAGTAGTACATAACATTGTCGCCACTGTTATAGTAAATTTGACCAATTACTGGGTTTGATGGAGCTGAGCCTAAATTCTGAATTCTAGCATTTAAGAGCTCATTTTTATTGAGATCAATGCTAACTAAAAACTTTTTTGCCATTTTCTTTCTCCCTTATGACAGATATGCTGTCCCTGAAAACGGTTGTGCCATAGTCAGTGTTA